CTACGCGGAGCGAGGCTTTTTCGGCGTGCGCCCCGCCGGATTCAATGCGGGTTTGTTTTTTAATTGCTGGCCTCGCAACGCAGCGCCGCTCTGACGAGCTTCTGCGGGCGTCATTGGGCGGTGGACGCCGATTAGATCGGCAATCGCCGACTCTACGGCCCACGCTGCCCCGTTACCATCCAAGTCAGGGCGTTTGAATAAGAGCAGATCGAGCCACGCCTGACCAATGCCAATTTGCTTGACGACTCGTTTTGATTTTTTGTCTTTGGTGTTCATAATGAAATTGTCTTATCTCAAAAAAGCGAAGCCCGCACAGAGTGGCGACTCTGGCGGGCTTTCGTGTTTAGTAGCGAGATACCCTAACGCTGGTTCGTTCAATCACGTGAGCGCCGCCGCCCTTGGCGGCTTTGGTGATTACTCCATACAGAGTGGCGGATTCCGGGTTCGTGTAGTACTGATCCGAGCTAACCTGAAAGCCATAATTACGCCCCCAAATCTTTTCAACGGCGCGGCGAATCGCCGTTTTGGCGTCGCCCGTCTGGCAATTTGTCTCACTTGATCCAATGATTACTCTAAATTTCGGCATGGTCTTATCTCCAATTACCTGCGTTTTTTTTGCGTCAGGCCTTATTGCCTGACAGGTGAGAATATACATCTCTGCTATAGAGGTGTCAACAGCTATTTAGGTGAACGAGCGAATTATTTTCGCCGGTTGCGACACACTTCCCCCTATTAATCCCGCCCGCACCATGCTATCGTTTGACTGTCTAAGTGGTCCTGCCTTCCGCTCAACCCGCGAGCGGAATACCTGCTCGCCTCAATTTTCCACGGAGGCAAGTTTCAATGAAAAGCATTCTTCTCGCCGCAATTCTTCTCGCGGCATCAAACACCGATTCGTGCGGCACGGAATCGCCAACCGCCCGCGAAAATCCCGACACGCAAACTCAAACCCAGCCAGCGCCTGCGCCGTCGCCGAGATATTCGGCGAGTGAGCCGGCGGCGGAATATGAACAGCAGCGGAACGCGAAGGAGGGGCGGTAATGCAACGCAGAATTGGAACCAAATGGCAGCTTGTGGGCTTTGGCTGGCTGGTCGCTGGCCTGCTCGCCTTCTACACGTTGGGCGCGCTCTGGGAATACGCCGACAGCTTGGATTCAACGAACGGATGGATGCTCAAGGTCGGCTTTGTCGCCTGCGAAGCGTCCGTGTTTGTTTGGGTATGGTGGCACGTCTGGCGCAACTGGACGGTTACGCGTGTCTGGTGTTTGATCGCGGCCACCGGCATGGGAATTTTTCTGGTTGTTCACGCGTCCGCTGTGACCAAGTACCTCAGCGCCAAAAAAGAAGCCGGAGTCCAGACTGAAAAGCTGGCCAGCGGGTTGGCGCAGATCACCGGCGCAGCCAGCCAGGGCGCGGTGACTGGCGCGGGCGAGGTTGCCCAGAAGTTGCGCCAGAACAAAGCGCCAAACTCTGCACGGGCGGCAATCCGGGACGGCGCGAATGCGGCGGCAGAAGTTGGCACGGCCAACGGCAAAACACTGGCTGACGCGCACCTGAAGCTTGAGGAAGGCGCGAAAAATTCCACCTTCCTCTCCCCTGATTACCTCAACGGGAAAATGTTTGCCGTGGTATTCGTCGCGCTTTTGATAGGCGTATCCGTCACCTTCCTTGTATTTGAAATTGGCAAAGCGGAGGAAGATGACGACGGCGACGGCATTCCGAATTTTGCCGACGCCGACAGCCGGTATTACAACGCGGCGCGCGCCAAGAAATGGTGGGGGGATCGCGGGCAACTCGCACCGCACGAACTTAACCCGCCACAGCCCCAGACGCCGCCAGCGCCAGTCAAGTATCCCATTACCGTGGTCCCGACTTCCTTGCAGCAGCCCGCCACTGCCAAGCAAGGCTCGACTTCGTTCACATCCGGCGGCGGCAATTTTACCCCGCCTCCCCAGTAGCTGCGCAGGACTGGACGGGGCCAAAGATGGACGCGCATTCGCCGGGGCAGGGGACGACCTCGCCTGCCCCAGATATTGAAAACAGTTTTCAAGACGAGGGAGCCAGCCATGCTAACCGAACTAGACCGGCTGAGGTGGAAAGTGGGGCAACAGGATCTGGTGATTCGGGAGCGCAACCAGACAATTCAGGAGCAACGGGAACGCCTGACGCGTCAGGAAAAGCGAATCAGGAACCTGTTATGGGACTGCCTGGCGCTGGCAGTGGCGCTGATCATCGCAGGGGCGACGGCGCTGAAAGGGGGGTGTTGAGTGAGCAGGAAACGGCGGCTGATTGTGATCACGCTGATCGAAATTCTGATGGTTGTGGAGGCGGGAGTGGTGTTTTGGCTGGTGCGCAAGTGGCGGTGAAACCGGCACTAATTTCCACCGGTGAAAAATCAGGAATATTCACCGGTGAAAAATCCGCAGATGAGCAGAATCAACAAGTTACAGAAGGCGATATTTCCACCGGTGAAAAGAAAAAGGGGCGCGGACGGCCCAAGAAAAGCAACAGTGAAAAACCCTATCACCCTGAATATTACGAATGGAGAAGTGACAGCGGCGGATGGAAATACATTCGCCGATTTCCACAAACTGACGGCAAGCTCGGTTATGAGTATGTCGGATTTCTGAATCCCCAGCGGTGGGAATTCTTCAAGAGGTTTGACGATGAGCAATTCATCAAAGCAGTCACGCGGCTCTTCGAGCGCCGCAAGCAAGCCCGATCCGTTCGCAGTGGCGGACTTAGACTCGCTGGCGGACAAGATTATCGCCGAAGTGGAAAAGCCGGAGGTTGACAGGGAAACGCTGAAAACGCTGGCAGGAAAAATGAAACAGGCGGCGACGGCGGCGACGCTTTTTATGATCGAAGCGGGGCTGGAGTAATTTCCACCGGTGAAAATTACTCCTCCTCCGGTTCAAATGTCACAACCCGCTTCAGTCCCAGTGCGCTCAAAAGTTTTTCACCTGGTTCGCGTCGCCCTTTGATTACGTCGCCGAAGTATTGAGCAGAGATGCCCAGCACTTCGGCGTAGTTCTTTTGTGAGCCTGCTTTTTCGGCTTCAGTTTTCAGAAGGGAAATGAGTTCATCGTGAGTGAGTTTCTTTTTCATAGGGGTTGCATTATAAGCGGATTTGCGTATAATGCAAGTAGCTGATACGCTTATCAGCTACGGCAGGGACACTGCCGGGTGCGCTAACGTGATTTGCTCAAGGAATGTGCGTCGCACCAAAACCCAGTACATATGGGCAATTTGCACGGACAACTTCTTTAGAAGTCAGTATTTTGCCCGTGCGTGCGTGGGATGTCCGGCTGTGCGACCCTCCACGCGCGCTCGACTTCATTTTGCCCGTGCGTGCGTGGGATGTCCGACCTGCGCGACGCTGAAAGCAAGTTCGATACGATTTTGCCCGTGCGTGCGTGGGATGTCCGCAATCTTCAGATGCGTGTATGAGAAAAGCCTACAAGTATAAAATCTATCCAACAACCAGTCAGACAGCAGCCCTGACCGCTCAGCTTTCCGAGTGCTGTCGGCTTTACAATGCGGCACTTGCTGAGCGCATCGGCGCATACAAGATTGCCCGCAAGTCCATCACCTACTACGACCAGAAAAAGCAGGTAAAGGAGATTCGAGCGGCGGGAGATTGCAGTATTGCCAATCATCAGGTTGCCGCCGATGTGATCAAGCGCGTTGATCTGGCATTTCAGGCATTTTTCCGCCGCTGCAAGGCGGGCCACACGCCCGGCTTCCCGCGCTTCCGGTCATACAAGCTTTACGACTCGCTGACGTTCACAGCCTGGAATAACGGCTGCCGATTTGTCGGACAGAAGCTTTTCATTGCTGGCGCTGGCAACGTGAAAAGGCGCATTACAATGATGCCGAAAGATACTGTAGGCAGGTAGCGCCCCTGTGCGCCTTGCCTGGCGGGCGCGCGGCGGGGGAGGGGGACACTATGAGCAAAGACATCATTCGCAGAATCGAAGCCCTTGAACGGCGACTGACGCCGCCGAAAGAGCCGGGCGCGACTGAAACCTTTGGCGCTCGCCTTCGCAGACTGCGCCAGAATGCCAACCTCTCACAAGGCGAGATGATTCCTGACGTTGGCATCTCGAAAGCTTACCTGAGCGACCTAGAGAACGATAAACGGACGCCCGGCGCGGAAGTGCTGCATGGCTTGGCGCGGAAGCTGGGCGTCTCAATGGATTTTCTTTGGACAGGAGAATAGGAATGGAAATTGATAACAGCTTCAGCAATAACAGCAATCCGCCTCGCCGATTCTTTCTTGAGCGCATCAAAGACAAAACCGGCGTGAGTCGCACGGGCCGCGTTCTGGAAGGCGTCTTATGGCAGAACGGCGAAGTGACCGTCCAATGGCGTCCGCCGATGTCAACAAGCGGCTTTTACCATTCAATGCAGGAGTTCCTGACGATTCACGTTGACTGCCATCCGTCCTGCAATGTCGTGCGCTGGATTGACCGCGAGGCGTGGCACTGTTTCGACTGCGGCGCGGGTGGAATGGAAGGCAACTTCTGTTCGCGCTGCGGCTCGCCGTCCACTGGATTTCATCCAGCACTTGAGGGCTGGGAGCCGACAAAGCGATACGAGGCAGAGCGGGAATTGGATCAGTTGAACCGGCGGCGCAAGGGGTTGGTGGCGGCGCTTGATGGCGAGAAGTAGCGCCCCGCGTGCGGCGGGCGGAAGGGGAATTTATGACTAAGCATCACCTTAGAAAACTAGCACCGTATAGAACCGCGCTGCGCGAACGATTCGAGGGATGGACGCGACAGCGCAAAGAACCGCTGTGGACGTGCGGCATCGTGACGGACGCTTTTTACGTGGTCACGCTTGGCGTCGGTAAATCAGCTTACGATGCGGCTGCGGTGCGGGAGAAAGTCAAAGACGCGCCAATGCCCGCAATGATCTTCGACGGGAAAATGGTTCACGTTGTGAAGGCATCTGGTGACGAATGGACGGCTGAAGCGGCAGAGGAAGACGCGAAGGAGATTGCGAGCGTGATCATCGCCGAAGAGATGGAACAAGCCAGACGCAGGAGATGAGCTAATAAATCGGAGTTTTTCTCGGCAGGAGGAAGAGAGGTTTATGTTTATTCACAAACCAGACGAAGTATTGATCTATTACGACAGGCCGTTACTTTTCACGCTGAAATCGGAAGAAAGCGACAACGGCGAAGAGGTTTGGATTTGCTCGCCAATTACCGAAGAGAAGTTGAGCGACGTGAAAAGCGGCGCAGTTGACCTGCGTGAAGGCTTTCTTGGCCGCCCTTACAGCGTTGTGCGCGTGATGGCTAATGGCGATCCGGTGATTACAATTGCTGCTGAAGTGTCGGATGAATGGCTGCCAGACGTAGGGGCGAAGTTGCGTGTGTAAATCGGTCTTCCTGACGGCAAGCGCGCTCGGATGCCTGATTTTAGATGCGAGATAACGTGCTATTATGCACGCGCATTAAGCGAGAACGGCAGGCGCTACCAACGCCCACCGTCTCTAACCAAATCGAAAGGGGTAAGCTTCCGATACCAGTCTTGATTTTCTTTCGCAAGTCCAGCAGCTTGCGCCATCAATTCACCAACTCATCACAAGTAAGTCCGCGCGCATCACCGCTGCCGTCACGTCTCACGATGTCACTGCCGGTTATGGTCGCGGGTTCACGTTTCACTTAAAACCCGAACTGCTGATCGAGCAGTGCCTGACGTGCTTTGAAACGGCGACCAGTCGGCCTACCTTTGATTGTCGCTGGCATCGCTTCGAGAAACGATTTATGCAAATCGTCGACGCGGAAGCGCCCACGCTGGAAAAGGCGTTGCGGAAGTTGGAGGCGGTGAGTGCATTGGAAGAACGGAGGGCGGCGTGAAAGAAAAAGTATTCCCTCAATTGAGCGGATATAGGCCGCTACGGAGGCGCAGGACGGTCACACTTTGCCATTGGCTGGATGATCTGAATAGATGGAAGTGGCCCGCCGAAATAGCTCGCTTGACCGAGCGGCTAGAATCGGAGTCCCGCCCGCCAGGACGTGACTCGCTTCGCCCCTACGGGGCTGCGCTCGTTTCTACTATTTCCGCCGCCCCTTCGGGTTGTCTTGAAGTAGACTGGTAGCGGAGGAAGAAGACTATGATTTTTACGCTTGAACAAAAAATGGCCGCACTCGCAATGCGCTTTTACCAGAGGATGCCTTGGGAGCCGAAAGTTGGCGATTACTATTGCCTGACTCGTGAAGGCGTCGAACTGTTTATTATCAACCGTACCGATGGCGAGAACTTCTACATTCGCCGTGTGTACGCACCCGACCAGCCCGAAGGTGACGAAATGTCCGACCCTTGGCCGATTGAAAGCTTTCAGTCCGGCTTCGGGGAGAATCGCGTTTGGGTGCATCCGGTCATTCTAGAAAGAATGCGCTCCCGGTTTGAACATCAGGGGCCGTGCGTTAAAGGAACCTTTGGGCACAGCCTGATTCTCAAAGACGGAACGAAGGTTTGCATTAATAGAGGCGAGGGCGCAGAGAGTGCCCACGTTTGGCTGTCCAATCCCGCATGCGAAATTGTGACGGCTCAATGACGCCCTCCCCGTTACTCTTGCGCCATCCGGCGCGGCGAGTACGGGGCAGCGGGGCGGGCGGAAGGCAAAAGACAGCCCTCGCCCGTCTCCACTCCGGGCGCGTCGCTCAAAGCAGCGCCGCAGCCCTACGCTGCCGAGGGCGGGGGCTCGTTCGCGGCCCCTCTGGGGCACGCTCTCTCGCCGGTAAAACAGGATACTTTCCGTAATGAAGTGATGGACGTAATTCTGCTGGAATTAGGATTTAGGACTTGGCTTAAAACCAACCGCACATAACTAGCATTATGCTTGAAATCACCACTATTCTCGAAGCCTGCGAAACCGCGCCAACGCGCCGCGCCTATCGCCGTCAACTGGAACTGCTCGAAGCTTTCCTTGATGGCAACCTGCCTGATTATGGTTCAGTGATGGCGTATCGGGCGCACTTACAAGAGCGCGGACTTTCGCCTCAGAATATCAATCAGGCGCTCGCGGCCGTTCGCTTCTGGGCAGTCGGCGCGCTGGGACGCGAATGGATCAAGCCAGAGGTAAAGGCGGGAATCTTCGCCGTCAAGAACCTGAAGATCAAAGGCCGGAAGCTCGGCCATTGGCTCACGGTTGATGAAGCGCAAAGCCTCATCAACAAGCCGCCGCTGACTGCCATCGGCCAGCGTGACCGCGCAATGCTCGCACTACTGATCGGTGCGGGACTGCGCCGCTCGGAAGTGGCTAGTTTGCAAGTTAAGCACTTCGAGCAACGCGATGGCGGCAATGGCGCAATGCGCTGGATGCTGATTGGTGTCACGGGAAAGCACGGGCGGACGCGAAACGTGCCGATTGCCGATTGGGTCAAGAAGATTGTGGACAAGTGGCTGAACGTGGCCAGGATTCGCAGCGGCAGCGTTTTTCGCCGCGTGCTGAAGCCGGAGCCACTGACGCTAGGCAAAGAAGCGCTGACGCCGCAGTCGGTCTATCTGGCCGTGAAGCGTTACGGCTTCGATATGGGGCGGAGCCAAATCGCGCCGCACGATTTACGGCGGACGTTTGCGCGCCTCGCGTTTGAAGGCGACGCCCCATTGAAACAGATTCAGTTTGCGTTAGGACACGCAAGCCAAACAACAACCGAACAGTACGTCAATGCGGAGCAGGATATGCAGCTTACGCCGGGGGATGTGCTGGGAATTAGTGTGGAGGTATAAGAGATGACATTCTGTAAATTCGCATTTGACCATCAGCCCAACGAGACATGTCCTCACTGTGAGATTGAAGTAGATCGTTACGGGAACACAGCGGAGGATTTTCGCAACTGCTCATTTCCTGATTGCGGATGTGACGGGCAGCGGCTTTGCATGGCCCCAAGTGGAGCCAATCAAGACTCGTTAAGATGCAACGTCGAAGGAATGTATCGCCGAACGGACAAGGCGGCAGTGGCGGCGCGGCTGCGGTTGATGGGAATTGTCGCTAAGACTCAATATCGTAAATGAACGCAAGCATCAATTATGGTGCAGTTTTTTTTTCAAAGGAGAGCGGATATGCCTACAAGAATGGACAGCGAATTGAAGAGCGGAGCGATTACACAATCACACCCGATGGCGGCTATGGCACACCCGGCACGTGGCCGGGCATCGTGCAGGCTCTGGAAGGTCAAAAGCCAGAGCAATCGCCTCGAAATCCGTATCATCACGTCGTGCTCGGTGACGGGCCAATCTTCGTGGGGTTGCATCAGCAAAGCTCAACTCTCGTCTATCGCGGGGTCGAAAAGCTTGACTTCCTGAGCCTCGTGCAAGATGCACCACAGGAAGCAATCAAGGAATGGACGCATGAAGGCAAAACTGAAAAGTATTTAGACGATGATTATTTTCGAGACAATGACTTGCCCATTGTTTTGTCTATTGATGGCATCCGAATTGAGGTTCGGTATACCTTCAGTGACAATTATTATCAATTTGTCAGAATGGAGCAGCCGGACGGCGCAGTATGGTGCGGGTGGTCTGGCTATGGTGTCGGCGCAGGACTTGAAGGCTGCGGCTACGGCGGAGATTCGAGCGACTGCGACAACCAAATGCTCGCTTTCTGGCCTGACGCCATCTTGCGGGCAGAGCGGGTTCCCGCAACCGTTTAGCCACGCTCCCCCACGGGCGGCACGGCGGAAGCAGCAAATAAGGAGAAATGCACCATGGCAACCTATACAGCAGATGACCTGTTTCGATTCTACGACGACGATTTTGATGACGACGAAATCAACGGCGGCGACGAAGACGACGAACACGAATTCGGCTGCTGCTTCCCTGGCCGCTGCTTAATGCCAAGCCCTGACCACAGCATGGCACGAAGAGCAAATGAAAGGAGAAATGCACCAATGACCACCACCGCATCACCCGCTCCCCTGCCGCCCGAACTGGTGGCGAAGGCGGCGGGGGCAACGAGAGCCTACCGCCGAAGCCTGGAATTTGCGGACGATTGGGACGATGAGACTGCCGCCGAAGCCGCCCTTCTCGCCGCCGACGTGCCGGGACTGATGGCGGAGCGCGACAGTGCGGTTCGCGTTGCTGAAATTCTGGCCGTGAATCTGAAGAAAACGGAAGCCGAGTGCGGGCGGCTGCTGGCGGAGAACGAGCATTTTCGCGTGTCAGCAAGTCAGCTAAAATGGCTTGGCGAGCTACCGGCAGACGAGCGCGCGCGGTTGGTCAAAATCTATTTTGGCGACTTTACTAAAATAGAGCAGGAGCGCGACGAAGCTCAACGCGCCGCCGCCCTGCACCGCGACATGGACAATTTCAACCACGCGCTGCTGGAGAAGGCGCGGGCGGAGAACGCCGAAGCGCGGACGGCGTTGGCATTCCTGATGCGCGACGTTGACGCCGTGACGGGCGTTTCCAATAAAGACCGGTACGACTTTGCAGTGGACGTGGCCCGCGAGCGTGGCCACGAAGAGCCGACGGCGGAAGATGAGTTAGATGGATTTTTGCGTTTGATTGTGGAAGCCCGGCGCGTGATGGGCAAGGAGGTGCAGAATGGATGACTTCGACAAGGATCGCCAGATTCACCAGTTGAAGAGCGCGCTTGCAAACCAAGATGCGAAGGTTTGCAAGCTGTATCGCGAGCGAGATGAGGCGCGGGAGGCGTTGGCGGCGCTAATTGCCGCAACCGTGCGAGCGCGCAATGCCGATGATAGCGAGATGCGTGAAGGCCTATGCCTGGATAGCGATGAAAGATTTATCGAGATTCAGGCAGAAGTTGAAGACGCCCATGTTGCGTTGATCAACGCAGAGATTGAAGCCCGGCGCGTGCTGGGCAGCAAGGAGGAAGCGTGAGTCCTGAATTGTACGAAGAAGAGTTAGCCGCCCTCCGCGCCGAGCGGAATCAGCGGCTGGCGGCGAGCGAGAAGCTGACCGCCGCCTATGAGCAGCAAGAGCGTATTGCTTGTCAGGTAAACGTCGAACTGACGGAATTACTGACGGCGACGGAAAAGGCGGCGACCGACTTCCGCGCCCGCGTCGAAGCGGAGTTCGGGCGGTTGCGGGAGAATCTGGTTGCCGACGCTGAGGCAATGGCCAGCCACGGCAGCGGAACGAGTGCCGATACGATTAGAGATGCGATTGACGCCGCCCACAAGCGGCTGATGGGAGGTAACGCGCAATGACTGCTGAAAAATGGCGGCTCAATGTGTGGTTTGCCGAATTGATTGCGCCGGACGGCACAAAGGAAACGCTGGACAGAGGGGAGCATTACCGATGACCGAACCAACTGAAGCCGAGCGCGCCAAACTGAACGAGCGGCTGGCGCGGGCAATGGGCATCCCTGACGACCACTGGATGTTTCAATGCCTCAAGGACGATCACCTGCTTGACGGCCACGGCCCGCATGCCTTTTGCCTGACATGCGCGGCCCCAGTGAACAAGAGTGCGTTAGTGCCGCCTGATTTTACCCGCGACCCCGCCGCGAGCCGGGAGTTGGTGGAGTGGGTGGCGGCGGACCAGAATCGCGCGACAGAGTTTATTAAATTGCTTTGGCGGAGTCTTGAACCGCGACCGCTTTTGCCACCTAGCGACGCAGCAAGCGATTGGCAGTTAGGGCTTTTTGTGATGGCGTTTATGACCGCCGACCTGCTACTGAAAGCCCAGGCTGCGGATGCGGCGATTGGAGGACAAAGATGACCAAGGAATTACTGGAGCGCGCCACTGAGCAAGTATTGCTCAGCAAGGGGTGGAACGAAATGGCAGAGTATAAAGTTGCTCGCGATCTTGCCGCCGCCATCCTCCGCGCAGCCATCGAAGCATGCGCGGAGGTTGCCGCCCGCGAAAACAACGGTCAGGAAACTGACTGGCAATTATGCGCGACATGTATCGAGCGCGACATCCGCGCCTTGCTTGACTAACTGCCTTTCTGCGGGGATAGTTTGAGCCGACGGGCGAAACACTGGAGTCCAATCCAGAGACGCAGGTAAAACGTTGAACCCTGCTCCCCGTTCCAACATCCATCAAGGAGAAAACAATGAGCTGCTTGGCCACACTGGACAATCTGGCATTCAGTGCGCCGGAGCGCGAATACAGCAATGGCGATGTGATCAGGTGTGAGTATGAGACGCGAGCGGACGCGGAAATGATTCTGCGCAATGGAGTGTGGGAGTGGAGACGGCAAGGGGAACTTAATTAGTACTTGCAATTCGCCGCAATCTCTGGCAAGCTCTGAAAGCTCGTGTCTCAAGGAAAAGATTTGAGCTTTGCGTCGCCTTCGCGCGTCGCGAGTTAATCGGCGGACGTTCCATTGTTGGAAGCTTTGGAACTGTCCGCCATTACTTTTTTCCGTCAAAGATCGCTCCCCCACTTCCCCGCCCCTCTCACCACTGCCCGCCACGTTGCCAAATGACTCACCGTCACCATGTCCCACGGCTCCGCCCGCTCCCGACACCGATACTCCCACACCAACCGCCAATCGCCGGGCAATAGTTCCAGCACAAGGCAACAATCCAGCGCGCCGCCAGCCGTGCGCCACAGGCAATCCGGCAACCGATCCGCGCGCGCCCAATCGCCGCCGAAGCAGTGCAGACCATACCCCGCCAACTTTGGATAGCGGGCATAGAACAACCTGGGATTCAGCTTGATCACGCTGCCGGGCGTATGGGGGTATTGGACGCGCGGATCGTAGTGGCTGCGGTAGCCGGGGGCGCAGATTTTGAGGGCGAGAAGCATCCTACCTCCAAGTCCGGGCATTAAGTTCGGTTTCAATCAACGTCTCTTCCGCGTCTGCCAACTCGTCCAAAAGCTTTGCCCGATTGATTCGCCCCCTCAGCCCGCGCCGAACCACCAGCGACAGCGGAGATAACTGTAGATGGCGCATCTCGTGGCAAATGGTCCGCTTCTGCTCTGCCCGTGGTGCATCTCGCCGCAGTCGAATATAGGCGTGACGCCATGGCACCTCGATTGTGGCGTCGCCTTCGATATGCCCGCCGCCGTGCGCGCTGTCTAGTTGCTCGCCATCGGCAAGATACACTTCAATTCGCCACTCGGTCAGCCCCAGGCGCGCGGCCTCCGTTTCGGCGAATTTACGCAGTGAGCGGGGAAAATCGGCGGAGAAGGAGAGGGGCATTATGCCTCCCCCACTAAAATCGGCGCAGCAATCGTAAAGCCGCGCCTTGAGTCAAGTAATTGAAACCCCTGCTGCGGCGGTTCCGGCGAGGCGCCAATCGCCTGCGCGTAGCTATTGAACCCGATCAGCGAGCCATTGACGCAAAAGCGGCGCCAGCGCGCGAACAAATCGAGTTGGTGAAAATGGCCGAGGAAATCACAGTCCGCCCATTGTTGCTGATTCGTGCGGGCGATAAATTTATTCAGCGGAATGGTCACACCACCCACCCCGCCCTGAAAGCGCACGTTGTCGCCGTGATGGAAGCGCAACGTGTAATCGTAGCAGCGGACATAATTCAAGTAGCCGCTGGTGACTTGGAATTTAATCACCGGGTCGTCTTCAAAAAGCGCCGCCAAGTCGCAATAAGTCATCCACTCATAACTGTTTTTGTAGCCGGTCGAAATCCGCCGCTTATCCGTGGTGCGCCCGTGGTTGCCGAAGCTGCACACAACCAAAATCTGCTTAAACTCGCCAGAATCGCGCAGCATCTTCAGCCCGCCAATCACCAACCGCTTGACCAGAATCGCCTCTTCCGTTGGGCTGAGGTAGTTTGATTCTTCAAGTTCCGGGTGGATATATCCGGTGATGAGATCACCGCCAAGCCACAAAATCAGGTTGTCAATCCGCACATCCTGCCGCTCTTTGTTGACCAGCTTTAGCCCGTTTTGGAAGAACTTCGCCGCGCGCTGTTCGGCAATTTCCGGCGTGTAGGTGTTCAATCCGTTGACCGTCGCGGCGTCCACTCGTTCGCCGACGTGCCAATCGGATGCCATCATAATTGCCGTAGCCTGTCCGCCGTTGATTGAAGGATCAGTCTCAATGCGAATCGGTTCTACTGGTTGCCGAACTGCGGTTGCGGCGTCAAACCGCGCCTCTGCCTGATGGAGTTCGTCAAGCGCCTGGGTGTATTTTTGCTTGATTTCCCGGAGTTCGATATTGGCACGACGGGCGGCGCGGTCATCGTCTAACGTGGGCGGCAAATCGGCGGGGATACTCGGCTCCGGCAACTCCACCACCACCGGCTCCGGCGCTGGCGGTGCGAGCATCTGCGCCACCGCCCGCTGTATTGCCTGCCGGTTGTGCCCCAGTTCCCGCCCCAGGATTGACCAGTTCACTTTTCCCGATTTGGCCATCTGGCGCTCGTAGGCGTCCCAAATTCTGCGCTTCTCATCGGGCGTGTAGGCGTCGCCACGTTTGAAAGTCTGGCTCAATTATTACTCCCTTCTGAGTCAGGCGGCGTGGCACCGTGCCGCATTTATCAGTGGTTATCAGTTGTCAATTCGTTCGCCCCGTCCGCGCCCGTACCACTGGCGGGCCGTCTCCCGCAGCACACTGGCGGCAGCGGGCGACATGTTCGGCTGGCGCGCCAACCACTCGGCAAAGTCGCGCTCGAAATCCGTCCGCACCCGTGCGCGGCGGCTGTCAATCACGTCTTGTTCGGCCTGGGTGAGCGTGATGACCTTATCCGGACATCCGTTCTGAATACATGGCGGACAGACGACGGGGGCAGTGCGCGTGATCTTTCGTTTCGCCTTGCGCACGGGCTTTCGCTTGCGCGCTTCGGCGGGAAGGGGGAGGAGGGAGAGCAGTAAGAGTGTGAGGGCGAAATACTTCATAGTTGACTTCTCAAAACCACATGCGCCGGCGGTTCATATCCGTCCGGCAAATCCGCGCGACGCACGCCCGGCATTGGCCTGCCCCGCCCGGCTTCGTTCCACCATTCGGGAATTGGAATTCCCAACCGTGCGCACTCTGATTCGAGTGTTCCCGCCGTGTCGAAAACGACGTAATCAGCAGGGGTGATATTGAGCGGTTTTTCAATTTGTTTGTCGCGGTTCATCATTACCCCTCAATCACGCGAAACGCATAGCTGATGGCATTCGTGCCATAGCCCACCACGCGAACATCCGAATCCATGTAAACCACCTTGCGAATCTGCCGGATTTTGTCTTCGTAAATCAGCCGCAACCCAGGGTAATGTTCATCCCAAAACGCCTGCGCGGCGCTGTATTCCGTCAGGCTGCGGTCGCGGAAGTTCAACTCAAACGGTTCAAACGCCTCGTCGTTGTAATCCTTGACGCGCGCCGTTCGGCTTCGATCCTCTGCCCGGCTCACCAGCACCGTTTTGCGCCGCTCCCAGTTCACGTCACGCTGCGGGTCATAGGGGAAATGTTTCAGCACTAGGATTTCCGCTGTCACCGTGTAGGTTCCATTGGTCGCCGTGACCAGTGCAGTGAGTTGCGATTGATTCGGCGCAGTCCATGTGACCGTGCTGCCCGTTGTCGCGCTGAGCGTGCCGAGGTCTTTTGTCCAGTTGATCGTGCCGCTCATGTTGGTGGTCAGGGTCAGCACCTCGCCAAGCTTCGCGGCAGTAGTGGCCACGCTTGTGCTGGTCGTGATGGTCATCACCGCCGGAACGGTCACGGTGACGCTGACTTCCTGATCCCCGTAGGCCGCAACGAGCACGGATGCCCCCGGCGCAGTGGCTGCGGTGTATTCGCCGTTGGCAAAGCTGCCGCCGCCGCTCGCAACCGACCAGGTGACAATCTTGCTTTGTGCGTCGTCGTAATTGGTCTTGAAGCGGTACTTTTCGCCCGGCTGAAGCGTGACACTGGTTAAACCGAGGACGCTCAGCGGCGGGATGATGACCGTGGCAGTGTAGGATTGAAGCGCTTCGTCACCGATTACAGCAGTAAGCGTGAAAATCCCCGGCTGATTGCCCGCCGTGTACCGCACTTGCCAAGTGTCGGTTGAATCGTTCAACGTGCCGCCAGTGGCCGTCCAGTTTGTATCGGACGAATCCGAGGGCAAAATATCCCATGTGCCGGTGAATGTCGGCGGACTGATAATGGCAGGCGTAACGGCAAACGTGCCATCGCCAAACACGCTGGCGCGAAGCGGATATTCAGTCGCGGTGGTGACTTCGTAGGTGGTTTCGGTCACGCCGTTGATGGCGAGCCGAAAAATGTTGCCGCTTACCTCCAAGTAGTACGTGTCGCCGCTGGCAATCGTGTGACTCACGGTGTCAATCGTAGAACCGCCTTCATCTTTCACCACGGTCGAAGTTGGCCCGGCGTGTACAAAAATTCCATGTGTGGGCAAGCGCGTACCCACGCCGAAAAGATAAAACTGAATCGTCGCGCCGCTGGACGGGATCATTGCTGGGGAAATCGTCCACTGCACGCCAGCAATTCCCGCGTGTACGCGCGGCTCAATTGCTGCGCCGAACAAGCCGGTGGTGATGCGCTCCAGTGATTGGTCGTCCGTGTTTAGTGTCACATTCGTCAGCGTCCGCCACACCACCGGCGGCGGCGTTGAGCGCACGGTGAACGTTTGCATATCGCCCGGCAAAACGGTGATCAATTGCGGATAAATATCGGTCGGCATAACAGTGCTCCTTCTCGGCGGTTGCGGTCGCTCGTTTAGCCACGGACGCCACTGCGCAAACGCGCAGGACGTGAAGCCGAGCAGAAAAATCGCAGTTAAAAGTGTTTTTCTCATGGTTCTAAAGCCTCCTGGATTGGTTTGTGCGCCGTGTCTGAATAAAGCTCGTCGCGCAAAACCAACAGGGTAAAATCAACCTCATCAGCGGTCTTCTCTCCGCTGTCCGGCGACGCGCTCAGTACTAGGCATTTTTGATACGTGTAGCCCAACACCGGGTGAGTAACCGTGACGTAATCGCCCGGCAAGACGTGCATGCTCGTGCCGTCGCCGCGCAGATTCACAGTGAACGGGTTGTCGGATTCGATGCGAAGCTGCCGCTCCAGCAGCCTGAACGCCTGGCTGTAGTTCATATTCGGGAACTGCCGCTCGCTCTTCACGATTCCCACTTTGGCAATCAGTTCGGGCCGCTTGGCCACAACGGATACTTCGGCCAAATAGGGGTCGTCCAGATCACGGAACTTGGCCACCAGGTAATTGGGGCGGGAACGAATATCGGACGGCGATTGGCTCACGCTGCCCGCAACAATATTGCTGCGCGTGCGCGCCGTTGGGTCGTAGTGGAAATGATGCACCGGATCGTGCGGCGCGGGCGTGACGAACTGGAACTGCTCGCCATCGTCTTGCCAGAACGCGCCGGAAGATGCGGTGATTTGGTCGAGGGCGCTGGCCAAATCAACCTCGCCGGTGAACACGACGTGCGATTCAAAGCGGGCAATGTCCACCGTGGACGTGCCATTGTCCCAGCTAATTTCCTCCGCGTTGTAGGCGCGCCATTCAGCATAGCTCGCCCAATTCACGCGGGCGCGAAACAGGCTAAAGGCGAGATCAAGGTCGTCTTCGTATCGCTGCTCATAGAATGCCCGGATGCGGTCAACTGCGTGGTCGGCGGCATTGGTCGAATAGACGAACTCAACCTCGTTTCCGTGTTCGTCGTAGCGCCAGGTCTTTTTACACTTCGCCCGCCAGACGAATTTGTCTGGCCGGTCTTCGGTGCTGAACCGCTCCGGCAGCTTGACCGCCACGTAGGCGGTGCCGGAATAGGCGATGCCGGACGATAAAAATGGATTGACCGCCTGAGTGGCGTCATTGATCGCCGTGCTGATCGTGCCGGGGTAGAACAGCCAGCCGGGACCAGAGGCAACCGATTCGTCAATTTCCTCGCCCGCGTACCAGGCCGTAACAACAGAATCCCAAACGCCCTCGCCGCCCGCTTGAATGAAGATACTCGACGGCGGCGGGCCGACGTTGTATTTCGTGGCAATCAAATGGCCCTTTACCAAGTGCTCGCCAAACGCGGTGGCAAGCTGGCCGTCCGGCCCGTTGATCAATTCGTCCAATGCGGGCGCGGAGGCACTGCCGGTGCCGGAATCGCCGGAACCGGTGCCATTGCCAGTGCCGGAATCGCCGCCAGAAACTTCGGCCAGTTTGTCGAAGAGGTCGGTAAAGCTCATGCCAGCACCTCAATCGTCGCATTGTCAGTTTGAAAATAATTATCCGCATCGCTCGCGCTGAATTGCGCGGTCACATCCAGCACCCGCGAAGTAGTTGTGTTAATTGCGGTTGAGTTCGTCGTCACGTTGGGCATATAAACCACGCCGCTGGAATCGGTGATCAGCCACGCCAGCCGCCAATAGACCACCCCGCTCGATCCCGCCGTGTTCAGCGCGCCGACAGCCTCCAGTGACCACGCCTGATCAACCAGGCCATCGGGCAGAGTGAAGGTCGCCGTAACCATCGTTGTGCCGCCAGTGCGAACGCGCATGGTGAGCGTTCCGGCGCTACTGGCTTTTGTGCCGAATAGGCCGCCCGCTGTGATGCGGATTTGATTGCCAACTGCCAGGCGATTGGCGGCAATGGTTTTTGTTCCGACGCCGGTGTCGGCAATGATGGAAGTTGCGGCGGAGGTGGTGTCGAAACTGCTCTGCGCGCTGCTGCGCCACATGGTTGCGCTGAGGTCTTCGGTTTGGCCGCTGATTCGCGCAGAAATGGCGTTGCGCGCGCTGCTGCGCCAAATATCGCTATCGGTTGGTGAGCCGGGATCGGAGCGGGCGGCAAGGAAGAATGTTCCGGCAAGGTAGAGGTCTTTCCAATTGATTGCGCTCGTTCCCAGATCGTCGGTGTTGTTCGTGTCGGAGACGAGGGTTGTGTTGATCGCCACGGAGGCGAGGTTATCCAGTGCAGTCGTTGCGCCAGAGCCGCCGCCGGGCGCATACGCGGCGATGACTCGGTAGTCATCCGCGCTATGCGGGACAAGGACAACGGCTCCCTTGTCTGCGCTGATAACGTATGAACCCGCGCCGTTGACCGTTCCGCCACTGCTGGCCTGAATTGTAATGTTGTTCGTCGTCGCGCCCGCTGACGAAACATCTTTAATGATGATAATTTCGTTACTGCTATTCAGCGCCCATCCCGGCCAGTATAGTGTGATCGTGATTGGCGCGGAATGATTGCATTCAATGTAGCGAACACCGGGACCGACAAACGTCGTGCTAGATGTAATCGTCTGGACGGGCAGAAAACCGTCCATTCGCGGCAATGGCCATGTTGCCGACGTGGTATCATTGCGAAAATTGGAAACAAACTTATCGCCTGAAATCTTGGGGCCGCGCCCATTAGTGGCAACCTGCGGAATAACGCCTGCGGTTGCCGGGTATGCAGTGACGTGGATTGGCTCACTGTTCGCGTAATACGACGCGGGTGAATTGGAAAAACCGCAATCATCATCAATCGCGCCTAAAACGGCCTGCGAAAGCGGATAGAAAATCTCATCTGTATGACTCACTACCACGCCTGAAACCGTTGTGCTGGCGTTTGCCGCAAGGGTAAAGGTCGTGCCGGAGATATTGGAAACCGTAGTTGTCAGGTCTGCGCCGGCAATGCCCGCGCCCGCGACCTTGATACCCTGCCCAATTGTCCATGTTACGGCATTGGCAACCGTCAGTGTCGGGGAACCGCTATTGATCGCGCCGGTTGTTTCCGTCGGATTAACCTGGCAAGCATCATATAAAACCGCCTTGTACGAACCAGACGAAGCGCCATCCCCGACCCAGGTGCAGGAGTGAAACGACGCGCGGCTATTGAACAAGCATTGCACGCCACCAGAAGTGCTGGATTCAAAATTACAGCCCTCGAACCGAACGAACGCGGACCCGTTTGCTGTCGTTTCCCCGTACAGGCCAGTGCGCCGCCCAATCGTCACGCACCATTCGGGATTGTTGCCGCCATAGATGCTGTTGCAATCCCGCATGATGATAGACCCGGACTGGATGTGGTATCCGGTGCGGTAACTGTCATGGATCACGCCACTGTCGCAATGACGGAACGTCAGCACGGGCATATTCGGCGCGTTGATGATGTAGTTCCCGCCCGCGCAATTACTGACGTAGATGTTCTCAAAAAACGAACTGAAGACCCTGCCGACATACAACCCCGGCCCGCCGCAGTTTTCAATATAGACATTGCGGACATGCAGAAGCGCCCCGTAAAGCCCGTCATCGAACCGAAGGCCGATTTGATTACTGCCCGCCGTCACGCTGCCCCTGATCCTGATATTTTCAATGGGCGGAAGCTCAAAGGAAGACTGCCCGCAATCCACGATGGGCGCGTTACTGGTTGAGCAGATGACAACTTCGCCTTGTGATGAACCGGCAAGCTTGACGTGGCCATTGATTGTCAACCCAGTGACCTTAAACTCGCCCGCCGGTAAAAACACCGTGCCACCGCCCGCTGCCTCTGCTGCGTCAATCGCCGCCTGAATTGCCGTGGTTGCATCGGTGGTTCCGTCTGTTGGCGCGCCGTGGTCAAAGACGACATTGAACAGTTTGGTCGGAATCCCTTTCGGCGTGATGACGGTCTGCTTATTGGTCGCGTCGTTCGCGACGTTGAACGCCTCGTTATTCAACGCAAAAAACGGCTGCTGCTGTGCCGGCGTCGTCACCGTAGCGAGGTCAGTGCTGACCAGTTTGACAAGCTGATTACTCGCGGGAATTGGCGCTGCCGCCGCGCCAGCAATGGATGCCTGACTCTTGATATACGCAAACCCCCCAAACCGCGCCCGGTTATTTGTCCCACTATGCCGCGCTGAACATCCATCCGCGTGGTCAAGCAGGTAGTTACACGTCAGGAAATCGCTCGTGCTGCCGCACTGCGGCCCTTTGTAACCGCCAATCACTTCCCAGCGGCAATTGCGAACCACCGGCTGCGATGCGCCTACATTCAGCGCCGCATAGGCATCGCTCACCAGGGCGAGGCGCGCCGTGTTCTCGTTCACGTCCACGCCGACCACTGCGCCAGTCAGAAGGTATTTGTGGAAGATCGCCCCGCTACCAATGTCGCGCCAATAGCGGCCAAATCTCACTCGCGCGCCGTAGAACGATTCGCTGGCGTTGATCAGTTCGATCCCCAGCACCGTGTCTACGTTTTGGAGATCAACGGTCACACGATCCGCCGCGCGCGTCAGGCTTTGCTTCATCGCAGACGTGTCGCGCAATTGCGCCGAGTGCTTCACGCCGCCGACCGTGACGGGCGCGGTGGCAAAGTACAACGTGCGTGCGCCGGTTGCGCTGTCGGGCAGCGTGAGTTCAAGCGTGGAGTGCGTTTCAAGCGTGCCGCGCTTGAGCGCTTCGGCCAGTCCGGTTGGTAAAATACGTGGCATAGGTTCGCGGTGGCGAACCGGAGGTGTGGTTATTGGGTGTGGTGGCAGGGGGAGTATAGCACGGCGAAAAATAATTTCAGATTTTAATGATTTTCCCCTTGCGCTCAGGTAGCTATTTGAGTATATTCCGTCTCGCCCCAGAAAACAAAAAGGAGAAAAAGAAAATGGCAACCACGAAGAAAAACACAAAACGAAACGCGGCGGCGAAGCCGGTAAAACTGACGCGGCGCACGGCACTGGCCGTGGGCAGCACCTACGGCGGCGCAGCCAGCGCGCTGAGCTTCTACGCGGCACACTACGCCCTGCCCGCCGCCACTGGCGCACGGTGGTACGCGGTGCTGGCGGCAGTGGTCGCGGGCCTGCTGCTGAGCGCGCCCACCTGCTACCGCACCATTGTGCGGATCAAGGGCGAGGACACGCTGGGCCGGGTCACGGCGGCGGGCATGGTCGTCCTGTTTGAAACACTGATGTGCGTGCTGGCCGGCCCGGCGGCATACGTCGCCGGTGCGCTGGTGCTCGGCATTAACGCCTGGAGCGGCGCACAGCAGGCATCCGCCAAGCTCACCCGATAACGGGTGGGCTTCGGCCAAAGGAGAGAGCATGAAAAATCGGCTTGACGAAGAGGTCGCGCCCGGCACGTTCCTGCGCTGGGCAGTTGGTGCGGCGGCTGTTGTCGCCGTGGTTGTGTGGCTGATCCTGAAGGCGGTGACGCAATGACGCAGCGCAAGGCGTCCTTCGCCGACGACGAATGGGCGGCAATCCTGGCTCTGTCTGGCCTGCCGCTCACGCGTCCCACCAAGCGGCAACCGAACGGCGCGCCCGTGCCGGATAGTGAGCATATACGCGCCGCCATTTGCGCCTTGGCGGCGCTGGCTGGCCGCGATGACCTAAACGGGCTGTTTGAGCCGCGCACGGCGGGCGGCGTTCGTCCGGGCGGGTTCGGGTCGCTGAAAAAGCAAAAGAGCGGCGAGGGTTGATTCCCCGCCGCTCCCCCTCCGACTCGCATGTGCCACCACACGATTCAGAAAGAATTCTTATCGCGCCACCCGATTCCGCCGTCCGGCGCGCTGCGCGTTCGCTAAAATCTCCTGCCCGTCGTCTGTCTCCGCCGCTACCGCCAGCAGGTCAATCGAGTCGTCGCGGGTCATCGAATTCGTCACATAGACATTGATCACCGTGGGACGCCCGCCGCCACTTCCTGACGCCTGCACCACTCCGCCAAACTGGAACGCCTGCCCGCCATCGCTGGTCGTCAGCCCCGCGCCGGGCACACCGGCGGCGGCGAACACCTCCGGCCCTGCCATTGCGGCAATTGAGCGTTGTTGCTGAACCGTGAGAACCATTTCCCTTGGACTTAGCCAACTCAGCACCGTATCCGCTCCCGTTGGCATTCCCGGCACGATTCCACCAAGGGCGAACTCCGGGACCAACCGGAGCGCGGTCTTACTCCGCAGTTTCTGCGCCTCGATTTCCGGCCCTACTTCGTCCTCGAATAGTTTTTTCAGGTCGGCGGTTTGGTTTTTCAATCGGCTTTCCCGCACGCTCTTTGTCTTCAGCGTGTTGATCTGCTGGATGAAGGTTTGAAGGATTTCGTTATTGAACACACTGCGCGCCTGTGCGCCGTCAATCTGGTCGCTGGAAACCTGTTTGCGAAGATCACGGATCGAATCAATCGCATCCTGGAGAAAATCGCCGCTGCTGGCTTCGTCGCGCTTTCGCTGGCGAGCGCGCCCCAGCAGGAAAATCGCAGGGAGCGCAAGGCCCGCTGCAATGGCGGTGATGGGGTTACTGAACAGCGGCGCGAGGAAACCCAGACCGCTGAGCGCGCCGCCTGCGCCAATTAGTGCGGGAGCGGCAGTCAATCCCACACCGAGCAAGCCGCCCGCTGCACCGCCGAGGATTTTGGTCAGCGTGTCGGTGCCAAGAGATGAGCCAAGGCCAACGCCGAGCAGTGGGAGAATTCCTGCGAGTGCGCCGCCACCACTTCCCGGCTTCAGCCCGAATCCAATCCCGCCGAATAGGTTTTTCAGCCCGGCCAAGCCCGCCACTCCGCCGCCCGCGTTCGGGTTGATTCCCGGCGTGCCGGGGAAGCCCAGCCCGGTGAATACGTTCCCGCTCAGTCCGGGCAGGCTGATAGACGACGGCGCGGAAAGACTGCTCCCGCCGCCGCCGAAAAGACTCTGAATTACGCTGCTGATTCCGCCGCCCCCGCTTCCGCCGGAGAAGATCGCGCCCGCCGGGTTGCCGCCTGCAAAGCCGCCCGTGAGAAAACTCGCGCCGGGAACGCCTTGCTGCGACGATCCGAATAGATTGGCGATATTCAGCCCGCCGCCGCCGCCTTGCTGACGATTGCCGCCGCCGAGAATCCCGCCCAAAATACCGCTGAGATTGAATCCGCCCCCGCCGCCTGCTGGCGCGCTTCCGCCCCCGCCCGGATTGCCCAGGCCGAAGAGTTGCGAAATCACCTTCCTTGTCAGGGATTTCAAAATATCGCCGATCAAATCTTTGAAGAAACCGAATTTCTGTGTCAGCCGATCAATTCCGCCATCCAGCACGCCGAGGAATTTGTCCTTGAAGTTGCTCCCAATCCGCTCAAACGCCTCTGCGGTCGTTTCGGCCTCGCTTCTCAGTCCCTTGAAAAAGGCTTGTGCGGGCGTGAGTTGCTGGCCAAACGTGGCGAGTTTTTGAATCTCCAGATTTAGCCGTGCGAGTTTTTCCGGGTCGGTTTCAAGTGCTTTTTGCGCCTCCAGGGACGCAATCAGCACATCGCGCAACTGCCTCTGAATCGCCAGCGTGGCCTCTTTGCCCTGCGCTTCGCTGATCACGCCCTGGCTGATGGCCTGTTGGATTTGGAGTTCCTGTTGCTGAACCGCGAGGTCTTCCACGCGGGCGGCGCGGTCAAGTTCGCGAGCGCGTCGAATTTGCGCCTGTGCCTCTGCTACGCGCGGGTCAACGTTTTGCGCAATCAGGTCGGTGGGCAGTTGGCCAGTTGATTCGCCGCTCGGCAGGGCGAGCTTTTGCAAATCCGCCAGCAGTTCGATTTTCTTCTTCTGCGCGGCATCGAGAAAGCGCAACTGATTTTCCGTTTCTGCATCTGTCAGAGAACGTGTCTTCAGTTCCAACTCGGTGCGCAGTCGCAACAACTCGCCCTCAAGCCTGATCTTCTCCGGCGTGTTGGCCTTCGCTGCGCGCAATGACTCTTCCGTGGCACGGATTTCCTGCTGAATGATATTGATCGAATTACCAATGCTCGATTGCTCAATGCCGGTTTTCGTTTCGTAAAACTCCCGAATGGAAATCTCTTCATTGCTGAATCGTTCCTGCACCGCTTTCAATTCGCGTTGGTTGGCGTCTTCGACCAGGCGCAATTGCTGGTCGAGGGTTTCTTTCGTAAAGCGAAGTTGGGCCTCGCGCAGTTGGCGCGCCTTGGATTCGGCGGATTCGCCGCCACCTGCTGAAACTCGATTTTTGCGGTCTTGCTCATCCTGAATCTTCCTGTCTCGCTCCGCATTCGCCCTATCCAGCACGTCTTGCGGCACAATCGGCCCTTCCGGCTGCGAAAGATTGGCAAGCTTCAGCAGTCGCGAGCGCAGCACTTCAAGATTCCCCCCTAATCCGCTTGCCGCAATGCTCTGGCTGATGAATTCTTCGGTGGTCAAGCCAGACGCGCGGCGGGCAGCATCAAAGGCAGTAGCCAGCGCAAGAAGCTCTTTCTGATTCCCGGAAGATGCAACGCGCGCCTTGTCCAGTTCCGGCGACAACTCAGCGATTTTCTGGCGATAGATGTCTGCCGCTGCAACGCCCGGCCCTGCCAAGCTGCGCCCAAAACGCTCCCCGGAATTCTCTGCTGCTGCCTGCTTGCGCGTCAGTTCGTCCAATTGGGCTTGCAGTCGTTCCACCTGCGCGCGGTTCGCCTCCATATTGGCCGAGGTGACGTTTAATTGATTGGCAAGCTGCTTTCCCTGCTCAATAGATTCCTTTTGCAACCCTGCGCGCCGCGTTGCGTTTTCCTGCTCAAGTAATTGAATCAGTCCGGTCAGCTTGCCAGAGGTTGTTTCAATGCCGCCCGCCTCTTCTGCATACAGGCTCACACGCTCCCGCTGAACCGGCGTGAGCGCGTCATATGCCGCTCGAATTTTCGCCTGCTCGTCCGCGTTCAAACTCGATTGCTCGCGTAGATTCTTCAGCGCGTCCAGTTCCGATTGACCGACTTCTACGCGCTGCCGGGAAGCGTTCAACGACGCCTCGGTTGCCGCTGCCGCTTCGGTTGTGCTTTGCGCAAAAAGCTGATTGGCCACGACAAGCCCGCCAATTACCAGCGCGACCGCGCCAAGAGCAATTGCCACGGGCGGAATTGTTGCCGCAAGTCCTGCAATCGCGGCTCCTGCTCCCGCGAGAGCGCCGCCTTCGGCAAACAGGGCTGAGACGACGGTGATTATATTTCCGAGCGCTCCCAAGGTCTGAATAAGCGCCCCAATGGCAACTACAATTGGCCCAATTGCCGCCGCCACTGCTGTGAGAATCAAAATGGCTTGCTGCGCGCTGTCCGGCAATGCACGGAAAGCATTTGACAACTGCTCAATAATCGGCACCGCCCGTTCCACCAGCGGCTGAAGCGCTTCAATCAGCGCCAACCCCAGCGGGCGGAACGCCACAATCACCCGGTCACGCAATTTCTCAAACTGAGTGCCGATGGATTCGGTCACGCCGGCCAATTTACTGTTGCTGGATGCGGCTTGCGCAAATGCCGCGAAGAATTCTTCCGTGGTATCAATGCCCAGTTTTTTGGCGCTTTCGCGAATGGCGGCGGCGTTCGTGGCGTTGTCCACGTTGAAGATTTGCTTGATCAATTCTCCCCCCAAGGGAGATTGCCCAACCAATTCCTTCAAATCTTGGCGCTCAAAATTCTGACTGATCAACTGTACCAAGTTGCCCGCGAATTTCTGCGGATCGCCCAGCGGTGCAACGGCGTTCAACCGCCCAATGGCAGGCAGGATTTTATCAATTGTCGCAACCGATACATTCGCCACGCGCAATTGTGCATCCAGTGTTGCGGCCAGCGAGGTCGTCAGCCCCGGCGACCGCTGCGCCGTGGCAACGAGTTGCGCAAAGCGCGCCTCTGCTGCCTCTGCACTGCCAGTCAGGGCTTTCAGTACATTCACCTGCCGGTCAAGGTCCACGGCTGAGGATACGGCTGTGCGTCCGAGTGCAATAATTCCAGTTGTCAGGCCAGTAAGGGCAAAACCGGCCTGCTGGATGGACTCACCCGCTTCGCGAATCGTGGAACTGTAGCGGCGAAAGAAGGTGAGCGCGCCGGTATTATTGGCTGCGCGCTCCAGTTTTCGCTGCCGCTCGATTTCCCGCTGCGCGAATCGCTCGCGTAGCACGTCCAAGTCTGCCTGTTTCTTCGCTTCGATCTGCGCAATCCGTCCGGCGCTTTGCGTGGCAATGGATTCGAGGCGTCCATTGGCGCGCAAAGCTTCCTGCTGAATCTTCGCGGCGTCCGCTGCCGCTTTCGCCGCCGCCCGCGCCTGAATGGCGTCAATTGTTGCCTGATTGCGCTTGACTGCCTCCGCCGTTCCGGCGCTCAGCGCATCCCCGATTTTCTTCCCGGTGGCGCGCAATCCGTCCGTGCCCGAATCAAGCGCGCTCTGAAGCCCGGCTTTCAGTTTGCGTGCGAATGCCGCCACGTCGGGCTGCGCAAGTTCGGTTCTAATTACAATCGGTTCAGCCATTGCGTTTTTCGTGCCACTGTGAATAATTTCGCCGCCATCGGCCCCAAAGGAGAAAATCTACTGTGAAAACTTTTCTGCTCGTTCTTGCGCTATCTATCTCGGTCGCTGCCCAATCACTGACCGCCACCACGCCGGATGGCAAATCCGTGATTTTGAACCCAGACGGCACATGGAAATTCGCCGCCGCTGAATCCACTGCCACATTGTCAATCGAAGCCGCGTTGATTTATCAATCGGGCGATGTGAAACCGGCGGCGCGAACGACGTTTTATCTGTTGGATGAATCGCCGCTCGATCTTCTGGAAAAAGCCAATGTCCGGCCCGTTCAGGGCGGCGCGCCCGTTCGCCTCGTGTTCAGCCTCGCGCGGCTCAAATCCAGCATTTGCGACGACTGCGCCCGGTTCGCCGCCGATGTGGGCAAAGCCCTTGCCCCTCATGTTGTCAAACAGGTCAGCACCGGATTTGACGGAAAGGCGGTTTTCGATTCCGTCAAGCCCGGCACCTACCATTTATTCGGCGTCTGGTCTGCCGGGCGGAACGATGTGCTCTGGATACTCAAGATTGATCTGAAGGCCGGAGCCAACACGGTCAAGCTTGACCAGAACAACGCCGCACTATCGTTGTGACCGCACCCCCCGCGCCCGGTTCAACTCCGCCATCCGCTGCTGCATTTCCGCATCCTGCGCCCGCTGTCGCGCCTCAGCTTCCTGATCTGCGCGCCGTGCGGTTTGCAATGCGTCCAAACACGCCCACTCGGCTGCGGTCAGGCCGTCGGGATAGTCGAATCGCGCGCCCGCGTCTTTCAGTCTGTCCAACCGCAACGCCACGGCCATTGGCTCGCTCAGGTGCGACGGCGATGGCAGGCCGCGCGGCTTATTGCAGCCAAGGCAGATTTCATGCGGGCGGGATTCGTCTTCGGCTTCGATCCTGATGCCCGCCTCATAGCAGGCATCGAGTCGAAAACAGCCGCCAGTCTTCAAAGAGCGTTGGAAGCTGAGCTGAGCGGTGATGTGGTCGCTCAGCTCACGGGTCAGTCCCGTGCTTTCTTTCTCCACAGTTGCGTCAACTGCGTTACGGCTTCGCTTTTCCACTCGCCCAGAAACGCGGCGGCGAAAGCTTCGCGGCCGGCTTCGGCGAACGTTTTCCCGTTTGCCAACACCTCGGATGTCGAGCTATCCGTATCGGGCGCAACGCTCAAAAGCAGCGCGTCAAACAGGTCGGAAAATGCCTGCTGATTAATCCCCGACGTGGCCAGTTTGGTTTTGCCCTGTTGCACGGACATGCTGAATGTTGCTTTTTTTTCAAAACCTCGCTTTTCCGATTCCGTCCACTCGCGCAACCTCAGTTTGAGTACTGCCCAAGGGGAGTTCAGCGAGCCGATGCGCAAGCGCACTGCCCACTCGCCACCGTCGAATGTGGCGCTGCTTTCTTCCGGCAAAACTTCCGCGCCGCACTCGTACAGCGCTGCAATTGCCATTTCCTTGTGCGCCACGCGCATTCGTGCGGCCAGTGGCTCGGTGACAGCCGTGCCATCCTCAAGCCCCGGATAACCGCTGACCGACTCTGCAATCTGATCCCATAGCCACGTCAATCCGTCGGACATTCCGCCATGCTCTTCCGTGATTTGAGTGCCGGAGTGACGCTCCTGAAAGACGAGCTTGCGTTTGTATTCGGATTCCTGTCGCGGGGTCGGCCTGCTCAGCCTGTGCGTGACAACCAGTTTGCCCTCTTTGCCCGGCCAAGCGACCGGCAGCAAGATTTCAAAGGATGTGATCGCGAGGTCAAATGCGGTTTTGGCTTTTTGCGTCTGCGTTGCTTCGTTCATTTTTGGCCCTCCTATCGGCCCCTGAATTGTGAATCAGCCCGCGTGCGTGTCAGGAAGCGCGCCGTTTCCCGGTTGCTGTACAGGCAGCCGGTAGCGGGCTGATCTTGTTTTCAATCGCTACCATTTCCCCAGCGGACAGGCGATTTCCGGCAATCGCCACTTCGTTCGCAGGTCACTCATTGCCCATTGCGCACAGCCACACGCGCCGCAAAATAAACCGGTCGCGGTCGTGACAACCTCCGGGCAGTCGTTGCAAATCTGTTCGCGCCGGGTCGCCTCTGCGAGCGGCGCATCGCCGGTTCGCAGAAATGACCACAGGGCGCGCGCGAAGGATTTAAGCTGGGTCAGTTGCAGCATCGTCTTTTTTTTTCGCTTCTGGTTCAGCCGTTGGCTCGACCGCCGCCGATTCAACCGGTGCGGCAGTCTTCGCCGCCCGCTTCGCTAATCGCGCCGCTTCGTGCTGCGCCGCCTCTTCCGGCGTCACGCTCCACAATTCGGCAAGGATTTCCGCGCGTGTTTTCGTTCCCTCTGCCATCATTTCCCCTTATGCAAATGTGCCGATTGTCGAATTGACCACTTCCACCGTCAGCACCGACGTTCCCGAAGTAATCGGCAGCAGGTCCATCTGAATCGCGAACTTGCCGTCGCTGTCCACGTTGACAATGCGCGTGATTTTCGCGGTGGGAATGATAATCTTCAGGTATTCGTAGGTCGTGTCCGGCGTGCCGCTTGGGTCAAGGTCTGCTCCGCGCGCGCCGAAGGTCACGTCCGTCAACGTCACACCCTCCACCATGTCATCCCACTCATCCGCCGCATCGGCTTCAATTGTGATCTGCGCGGTTACGCTGCGGTCGCGGTGATGGAGTTTCGAGTTAAACGCCGCATCGCTCGCACCGCCGCTGGCCGTGGGATCGCCCGCATCCTGCGTCGAATCGCCGGTGCAGCGGTCGCCCTGCGGATTCAGCGCGTTATCCAGGCTGACCGTCCAACCGCGCACCGTGCAGCCCGCGCCCAGGTCAACCGCATCGCCGTTGTCATAGCTCAGATAGGCGAACGGACGCAGACAGGTAAACGACGGTGCAGAAGGCAGCGACGTGACGCCGTGAGGCGACCAGTGTTTGCCGGAGCCGACGAGGTTGAACGATGTTTTAATCGCGTTCACGCCCTCCTGACTCATCGTGGCCTGGCCGACTACCATGCCGGCATAGCGGAAGCTGTAGCCGCTGCCTTCCATCACGCTGATTGCGTTGAAGCTGGGCAATTGCAGCCCCGTGCTTTCCGGCAACATTGGGCAGGTGTGTTTGCCCGCCAGCAGCGCAACCACTGTGGTATTGGTGATCGTTCCGCCTGCCGCGCGAAGCCAGAGGCGCGCCGCCAGATCGAAATCCGCATCGGCGGCCACGTTGACGCCGCTCGGTTCCCAGTAGGTTTTGCAAACGGCGGAAGCAAATTCGCTCCCGGCCCGTCCCTGATCGGTGCGGAATTCCTGCACCGGAATTGTTACCAACGGCGCGTCATTGACCGCACGCAGGTAGTTTGAGCCGGTGGTGTTGGATGCGTTGTAAGAGCCTTCGACCGTTTTGCCGATGTAGAGCTTTGCTGCCCGTTGTAAGTAAGTCGCCATAGAAACCTCGTTTGGTTTGCGAGGTCGCTAGGCGCGGGCGTTTTGCCGCGTTGGCCGGATTCGTCGCCGTCACCGGGCCGCTTGCTCAGTTGGTAAAATCGAAAAGAACTATTTGCGCTCGGCTTGCAGGCGCTTTGCATATTCGGTGACTGCCGTGCCGATGCCCTTGATCAGTCGCCCTAATTCTTCAAGAAACCAGATTGTTGCCGGACTCATTCACACCCCACCTTCACGCCATCGAGCACGATCACGCCGCGCGCGATATGGATCAGCTTGCCGTTCGGCCCCTCTGCCGCTGGTCGAATGTCGTCAAATGACGGCGGTAGCGCGAAGGTCAGCGGATCGGCCAGCGGCTGCAAAAACGCATCCCGCACATCGTCCAGTTCGTCGAGAAATTCCTTTTCCGAATTCGTCGTGTTGTCGCCGGTGGCATATTGCAAAAATGCCCAGACGGCATAGCGGGGTGAATATTCGGCGTAGTTTTGACGGTTCGCCTTCAGCATGTCCGCCGTTTTCGTGACAATCCACCCGTGAATTCGCGCGCCGTCGGAATCGGCGCTGCGCAGCATCTCCCAATCACCCGCCGCCAGTTTGCCCAGGATGTCGCGCGGCTTCACAACGGCATTGGGCGCAGCGGTGGCGATTTTGGCGGCAATGGCGGTTTGGATTTCATAGGAAGATGCCATTTACGCAAAGCTCCCCAACTGTCCCGCCTTAAAGCGTTGCTTCACAGTTTCAACCGCGGGCCGAATAAATGGGCGATTTAGCTCGTTTTCCAGGATTGCCGCATATTCCGTATTGATCACCCGCTCCACAGTCAGCGGCGCGATAAATCGCGGTCGCCCTTGACTGCGAAACAAATTCCCGCTGCGAATCGCGGGCGCTTGCCCCGGCGCGGACGCAATATATTTCCCCCGCGCTGGCCGTGGCCGGTAATACGTCCGGCCTGATTTCGGCAGGCCGAAGGAGCGAATTTCCAACGCGCGTTCGTATTCGGCAATGTCCATCAGGATGGGGCGGGCCTGCTGGGTGATGGCGGCGCGGAAAAGATCATTGTTGAGAAGGACGGTGTAGGAAGAGGGCATTAGTCTTCGTCCTCCTTGGGGGTCACGCCCAGCCGCCACAACCTGCACTCACCAAATGGCGGGAAGAAATGCTCCTTCACCAGACTGTAGCGCGTTGTTGCGTAGGGCGTTTCCAGTGTCAAAGAACTGACGCGAAGTAGGTCCGCAGCGGCCAGCCTATCTTCCGGGACGCGGATTTCGTACTTTACTTCCGGCGGCAATTGCGTGCCGTCAAACGCCCGGTCGTAGAACTTGAAGGCGTCAATTCCAGCAGATTGAGTTGGCGTATTCGTGCCGCTCAATCGCTCAAAAAAGATCGTACTGCCCTCACCCAAGGCATTTGGGCCTTCGTCATGCTGCGTGTGCGCGACCTCTTGCGCGAACGCCACGTTGTAAGCTTGGATGTCGCCAAGAATGCTCATCAGGCAACCTCCAGTGATGCAAAACGCTCTGCCTGCTTAATGCACTGCTCATAGACCGCTTTATCGGCGACAAGTGCGCTTGCCATCGCCGCCTTCGCTTCCCACACCTGCCGTACAGCCCGTCGCACGTCGTACAAATTGTCAAAATCCGGCCCGTATTCCTGCCATGTCAGAATCGGATCACTCGCGCCTTCAGTAATAATTCCGCCCGCGCCCTTCGGCCATTCCGGCTCATCGGCAGCATCCGCATCGCTCGTTCCCGCCTGAATGCAGCGGTATTTGTGACCGTTGCGAACGGTGGGCAGAATTACCGCGCCGTAGGTGTACGCCGTGCCCACTGTCCAGATCGTCGCCTTGATTGAATTGTCAAGAATCGTGTCCAGTGCTGCCGAGCCGATCAACGGCGGAACGTCCGGCTGCGCATACAGCCGGAGCAGTTCCATCGCGGATTGACGTTGTTCGGCAGCGCTTGGCATTTATCGTTTGCGGTGATGCTTTTTCTGCGATTCGGTTTTTACGGGTTCCGGTTCGGATTCGGCTTCCGCGTCCGGTTCCTGATCTTCCTGCTCTCGCTCCGGTTCTACAAAGACTTGCGGCTCCGGTTCGAGTGCCGCCGGCGCTTCAATTACTGGTTCCGGTGACGCAAGCAATCCATATCGCTCCGCCACTGCGCGCGGCAAGGTGCAGCCCTTAGCAACCAACTGCGTCAGCTTGTTCGGGTCTTTCTCGCCAACCACGTTGCCGTGCTTGTCAAGAAAGACGAACCGATCCGCTACCCAATCGCTTGCGCTCGGCGGCTCTGGTTTGATGATTGTCACCATCTGCCTCCTATGTGGTTCCGGTGAAACGAAGCAAATACACCGGCACAGTTACCGCACCCGCCAGCGTGCCAGTTGCGGCGGCGCGAATCAGCAGCCGGTCGCCCGCAACCACCGCCAGATCAGCCGCAGTAGCGGTCAGTGTTAGGCTTCGTTTCGTATTGGCCGATAGCGCCGTTCCGCCCGTTGCTTTGGTTGTGTTGGCGTCAGTGGCGGCCAACATCGCCGTCGAACCCGCGCCGCCTTGCCCCAGGTTAGTGATTGTCCAGGTAATGTAGTTGGAGTCGTGCGCCGCCAGCGATGCCAGTGAGGAAAAATCCACGCTATCAAGCGTGCCTGTTTCCGGGACAATCACATAGTTATCCGTATTGCTGGTCGTGGCGATGGAGGCGCTGACGACATGGACATGCTTCCGCTTCGCCGCCCCGGTCAGAAGCGTTCGGCTGAATGCGTTTGCTGAGCCGTCGCGCCGTGCGCCCTCTGCTGGATCAAGATAGGCCATAAGAAAACCTCAAGAGTAAAGCGGCGTCACGTACACGCCGAAAGTGAATGATTCATTGCCCGAAGTTGTGGCCGCAACCACCACCCATTTGACGCGCCAAAGATTGCCCACCGGCCCTTGCTTCACGCCTGCCGCCAGTGCAGCGTCTTCCGTGGCGTGAACCGCTGCCGTCGGGGTCATCAGCGCCACCCAATGCGCGAAGTGATCAACCGGCTCCGTCGCATTGCCGACAACTTGCGTGAAGTGGACAAAATCCGTGAAGGTGGTGCCACCATCAACAGAGTGCTGAATATAAACGTCCAGCGTATCTCCGGCCTCTGTTGCAGCCGCCGTGACGTTCAGGTGAAACGCGGCCCCGGCCAGCCAATTGTTGAGCGTTGACCGGACTTGCGTTGCCGTACTGGTGCCGCTTGCTGTCCGCGCGGCGGCTGCTAAGAGTTCCATTGATCACCCCGTTTATACCGCTGTCCAAGTCCCGATGTAGGAATTCACATTCCAATCACCGGCAACCACGCACTGAATTTCCACGCTTTCACCAACTGCGTCGGCGACGATATACGCCCCGGCGGAAGACTGCGCGCCGGTGGATGGCAGGGCAATGGTTTCCGTTCCGTTCGGGTCAATGCGCAATTGCTGCGCCGCGCCAACGTGGAACCGATACCACTGGCCAACCGTGGCGGCGGGCAACGAAAAGACGACCGCACCGCTTGCGCCTGCCGTAGTAAAGGTTTTTCCGTTGTCCGTCTCGGCAACAACGGTATAGTCGGCGGTTTTCGCCTCGATGGGCCGCAGTTCCCGGCCATTCAAAGTTGCAGACATGATCTTTCTCCTATTGATGGGCGCAGCCGCAGCCGCGCCCGGTTATTCACTTTGAACGACCGATTAGGCGGTCAGGTCGCACTTGACGAACGCTTTCGGACGAATCAGCGCGAACGCGGCGCGATATTCAGCCAGAATGGCAACCAGGTTCCGAATGAAGAAATCGGAATGGCTATTGCTCATGCTGACGACTGTTTGCATCCGCTCCCACAGCACCGCCAGTCGCCAATCAGCGACCACAGTGTAGCCTTCGGTCATCGCCTCGGACTCAACCACCGGCAAGCCCCACAAGGTTGGATTGCCCATTTGCGCTGGTCCGCCGTAGTAGTAGCGGTTTTCGTTGTCCTGGAGCAGGTCAATCGCTTCCCAGTCGTTCGGGTGCATCACAAACGCCGTGGCGCGAGCGCGTCCCGTGACGCGGACTTTCGTGCGCCCCTTGCGGGTCGTGGTCAGCACGTCGGTTGCGTAAGCTTGTGAAGTGATACCGGTTGCATTCAGCACGCCGCTAAAGTTCTGGCCGGAGCCGGAACCGGCAATCATCTGATCTTCCAACTCTTCCTCGATGCCGTAGCGCAGGAATTCATCAATGTAGGTGCGAAGCTGTGCAGCATCGGCCATTGCCTGATTCGTCACCGGCAACCAGTGGGGAATTGTGCGGACTGGCGCGGTTACAGCCTCAAATGCCATGGCGCTTTCGGGCTTCGCGCCGGTTCCATCCGCTGCGCCAGTTGCTTCCGCTGTTGGCGCTGCCGCATTGGTCACACTGGTTTCGCGTGCAAACTCCACCGTGTCGGAATTCGTCTGTCCGATGGTGATCAGGTCGCGAATCGTTAGCGGGCGGGCGTAGCTGAAATCCACAATCGGCTTGCGGTCAATTGGAACCAGTGCGCCGCCGGAGGTTGAGGACGGCGCCGACCAGCCGGAAGCACCCGTCACCAAGGTTTTGATCGAATTCCCGAACATGCTCTTCAGCGCGATGCGGGGCGAATCAAAGCGACCCGACGGAGAAAACCCGCCGGTCGTAATGCTCTTCAGCCAGGAGTCAAAAGTCGGATCGGAAAGCAATTCCTCGCCGATACTCTTGAATTGCCCGTCTTGATTCTCGCTCCCCTTGATGCCGGAGAATGGCAGCGGATTGGACGCCGTGCGCGTCGCCTTTACGCGTTCACCGTTGCCATTGCGAATATCGGCAAGCGTCTTCAGTTCAGATGCTTGCTTCTCCAGTTCTTCGATTTCTTTGTTGAGCGTTTTGATGGTTTCGATTTCAACGGCGGTATTTTCGCCGCCGCGTGTATCGCCATCGTCAAACAGTTGATTGACCTGATTGCTCTTGGTGGCAATTTCGGCCAGCAGTTCTTGCAGTTTTTTAGCCATTTGCGCTTACTCCTAATTGTCTGGCGCGCCATTGATTGCGCAGGAATGCGGTTTGAGCCGCGCGCTTCTGTGATTCGCTGGCCATCGGCTGAGATTCATCAAGCAAAGCTTTCATGTCAGCGCCTACCGCCAGCACTTGCTCCGCCATTGCCATCAGCCGGGCGCGATTCTTTTCGCTCAGAACGCGGCCCGCTTTAACGCGCTTTTCGTGATTACCGCGAAAGCGCGCAACAACACTCTTCAGGCCGGATACCAGCAAGTCGGAGTGGTCTTCTAAGTCGAGTTGAACATTTGAAAGCAGGTCTTTTGACGGTTCCGTCAACGCCTTCAGGTAAAAATCATCATCGCCGCCATCAGCCATCCAATCGGCGATTTGACCGAGCGCATGCTTGAGCAGAAGCGCGGTGTATTCGTTCGTCGCTTCTGTCATCTTCGCTTCCAGGTCGAATTCCACGCCGGCCATTTTTGCGGCAGATGCTGCATTGGCGAGCTTCTTCACGATGCGGCTGTAGATGGACTCCAATTCCCAGCGGCTTGGCGTGGCCTCTGCCAGCGCCTCTTCAAACATGCCCTTGATCGTTTGCAGGTGGTCGTATCTAACCTTGGCTTTCAGCGAATGGAAATCCACATCCAGCACGCGCGCAAAGGCGCGCAGCTTGGCATCGGCGGGCTTGGTGTCAGCCCCGGATAGAATCGCCTCAACAGCCTTGACTTGAACTCCGGCTTCGCGCGCCATGTTCTGAATGATCACCGCGCGCGGGTGGCCATCGTCTACGATGTCGGCGATGTGCTGGTTCAGCTTCGCGGCCAGTGCGCCGGTTTGAAGCATACTTGTGGGTTCTGGCTCTTCGTCGCCTTCGACTACCGAAACGAATTTAATGGCATCCAGGCTTTTTATCGTAATCGCCCGGTTTTGCGGTTCGCATGGCGTCGGCGTCATGCTCGCCTCACCAATAGGCCAACGGATAATTTGTCCGCCTTCGTCCTTTTTCACCAGATGGCCAACTGCGCCGGAACTCCAACCGATCTTGCCTGCCTTCACCAGTCCAAACACGGCTTTTTCGTATTCGTCCGCCATGTCCAGCACGGTTTCAGCGAATACGCCCACCGCGTCGCGCCTGGTCTTCACTGGCGCGAAGACGTGATCACGCAGCGCCTCGATTTCAGTCTGTGCGGCTTTGGTCAACTTTGCTTTGATAGGCAGCGCCTGACCGTGATGAAAAATCGTGTCCACGCCGTCGCCATCGCGTGAGCCGAGAAATGTGTTGCTGGTGAAGTACTCACCGCTGAGGTCTTTCTGTGCGCCATCGTCAGAGAATCGCACCAGATACCCGCCGACTTTGCCGTTGTCGTCCAGCGCCTTAATCGAATCGCCAAAGTAGATCAATGAATCCATTGTGCGTCCCCAAATAGAAAAAGCGCCGCGAGAAAACGACTCCCGAAGGAATCTTTCTCGCGGCGCTCAACTCGCAAATTGCCCACAAAAACGGGCAGCTAGATTGTAAATCCGTCCGAAGCGAAATTATGCCACAACTAGCCCAGAAATTGCATTAACCTTTTTCGCTTGACTTTGATGCGGGTACCAGACGGAAAGTTTCCCGCACACTGGGCAATAGGGCTTGGTTCGGTCGCGAAACTCCAGTAGCAATTCCTGACCGCCGATAATCACGGCAATCAATAGGCGCACGCCGTCTGTGCTGCCCAGTTCGGTGGGGCAGTGGCGGCAGTGGAATTTTGAATGGGGAGAAGATTGCATTTACTCAGCGTCCAAACGTTCGAGAAAGTTCTTTGGCGGCGGCGGACAAAGCCCCATCCGCGACCGCGCCAAGCACTCGTAATAGTATCGCCGCGCCTCCCTCTTCCTTTCCGCCTCCCATTTCTTGTTGCCAACGCGAACGGTAATCCACAGGACAATGCAGAAGGCAACGATTACGGCCAATAGAATTAGTAAGTGGCTGACTTCCGTGCTCAATTCATCGCCTCCTCTTTCGCCCTTCCATTTACCAACTGCGCCGGCATCTCCTCCGCGCCCAATTGCAACGGCGGTTGCGGTTGCGGTTCCGGTTCCGGCTCCAACTCCTTCTGCTCTTCCGCGCTCAGCACAAAATAAACATCATCTTCCGGTGACGAATCCAAGCCCAGCGCCTCGCGCACCTCCGACCGTTTCTTCACGCCCTTTTCATACGCCAGGGTTTCGCGCGTGAATAGCGCGCCCCGATCCTCCTGAAGCGCCGCAATCTCGCTTAGATCAAAATCAAATCGCTGATTCGGCTTCAGCCCAAAATCCGGCCCAAGCTGATGCGTCAGTTCGTCTTCAATGTAGGACCACAGTGGGCGCACGTAGGTCTGAATACTGCGCGCATCGGCAGAGGTGACGTTGTTGTACGTGCTGCTGGCGTCTGCTACGCCAAAGCCAAGCGTTTCTTTTGCGATGCCAATCACGGAAGCGAAGCGCGATTCGGGCAGATGGCGGAGCATTTTCAAATCCATCTCAGACGGTGAAAACCCCACCTTCGTCAACTCAACCGCATTGCCACTGACGAACACTTTGCCGCGCTGGTCGCCGGACGTTGCGGCGAGGTATTTGGCTTTGATTTCTGCGGGATTAAAGTCCACGCCGCTCTGTCCGTCCTTCAGCGATAGCACTACCGGTGGCGCGCCGCCTGCCTTCAACAGCAACCAATGGTAAAGCGGCACTTCGTTATCGGCGCAGATTTCGCGCAGCACGCTCGCCACCGGGGAAAGCCCGGTGCGTCCTTGCGTTTTAGGATCGAGTCCATTGCGGAAGTGAATGATGTCGTCAGGGTCAATTTCCACAACCCGCCCATCGGGGCGGTATTCGTAATGGCTGATAAATTCGCTTCCGTCTTCCGGCCAGATTGGCTTGATCATATCCGACGGCACATACCAGAGTTGCAAGACCTGCCCCAGCCCGTTCCGCAGTTTATAAAAATACACATCGCCGGGCGTGATCCATCCCAGCGCAAAGCCCTTCCACAGATTCGCGCCGCCATAGTAGGGATTGGGGCGCTTGAGCAGTTCAATCGCCGGATGGCCAGGGACGGGCTTTTCTTTGCCGTCTTTGTCTGCCTCGACGATCTGAAGCGGCGCATCCGGCAGCACGCGCCCCAGCCAATTCACCGCCGCCATGACCAGTGATGATTGCACCAGGTCGCCCGCTTCCTGGGTGAAATTCACGCTGGAATTGTTGAAGTAGCCGGAAAACCAGTTAAATGCGGACCAGCTTTGACCGCTGCTCCCACCTGCGCCGGTGAAGCGCAGGGCGGCTTTGACGGCGGTGTAGGCGCGGCGGAGGATGTTGGGTTGGTTGGTTGTGATTGAATTGTTCATAGTTTTCTAGGCCACGCTCCACTTTTTACGCGGTGTCATCACTCGATACCTCGCCTCATCTCCAATATGATCTTCCGCCTTCGTATCCACATCGTCGCGCCTATTCTGATCGCGCGGCAACACCGGAACCGTGCGAATAAACTGCGCACACTGCTCAAACACGAACAGCCCCGGCTGCTCCAACGGCAGCGGATTGCCGTTGGCATCGCGCGCGGGAATAGACGCCTTGAGATATTTCCGCATTCGCTCCCATCCGGTCTTTCGACTGCCTGGCGACTTATCCGCCGCTGTCCATTTCACGCCGAACTTGGCCATATCGTCTGCAATGCAGACGCCGTTTTCCGCGTCGAAAATAGACGAATCCGCCGGGCCGGGCTTCACCGTGATGCCCATCTTCGCTTCGCGCTCCTTAATGCCCTTGGCAATCTCTGTTGCCAGCATCTTCAACCCCTCGTTTGGTCGCCCGTTCCATCCGTACCACTCATTGATCCGAAACAACGTGCCGGGCGGATAATGCTTGCCATTGGGCGCAGCCGTGCCGTCTGATTCCGCCCACCAGCCAACCGAGAACGGCGCACTGCTACCCCAGTCAAAAGAGCGGTCAATTGCCCAACTGGCTGGAATCGCAAAGGGCTTGATAACGTGAACATCGCGCCGCCAGATGTCATCGAACATGCCACCGGCCACGATGTCCCAATCTCCATCCAGCATCGCCCGAACCAGCGCTTCATCTCCCAACCCTTCCAATTTCCCCGCATAGTCGTCCGCGTCCACGCTTGGATTATCCGCCAGTAGTGCCCGAACATATTGACGCTGCATGCCGCCTTCGGCGTTGGGCATTTCCTGAATTGAGCCTTCCGGCCCGCAATCAACAAAATCCGCCTTTACCCAGTTGTGGCCAATGTCGCCGGGGTTTGTGCCATTCAGTGCGCGGGGGAACAGGCCCGCAAATTTCGGCGGAATCACCAACCCGCCAAGCCGCATGCGGCTTCTCAGAAAGCGGTACATCTTGGCCGTGAACTGCGTAAGCTCATCAATCATCAGGACGTGAATTTCCGGCCCTTTGTACTTGTAAACGTCCTTTTCGTGCTGACAGTGACAGAGAAAAATCGTGCTACCGTTCCAAAATCGAATCGTGTGACTGCTGTGATTGATCGAAACCAGCTTGGCGTTCACCCACTCGGAAAGCAGTTCAGGAAAACTTGACGGGCCTTCCATGTGATTCTTGTACAGTTCGTCAAAGTGTCGCCGGAAGATATAGATTTGCAGCCCTGGAACCTGGCATGCCCACAGAATCGCCGCCACGCGCATCAGGTGCGATTTACCGCCACCGGCTGCGCCGCCATAGAGGATTTCTGTCGCACGGCTGAACAGCGCGAAACGCTGCTTTTTGTGCAAGTAGAAATCAAGCGTTAGCGGCTTAATCTGTTTTTGATTCGCTAGCGTAGACATTTATTGTCGGCACCACTTGCAGCGGCTTCCCGTCGCTTGTTAAGTCCTTCTTCTCCGTCCACTGCTTATCCAAAATCGCCATATATTTCACGCCTTCGCGTATTTCTTTCTTCAGTCCTGCAATCGCCCGCACCACGTTCGATAAATCGCTTACTGTCAGCCCCTCTTTGATCTTCCCAATGCAGTCTTCAATCAGCGATTCGGTCTGCATTACCTCTTTTTCAATCAGGTCAATCTTCCTCTCCAGCGTCCGGTAGCCTGTTTCAATCCCCGCCGCCCGCTTCTCATCCGCACGCTTCCGCCGCTCCACTCCCGCCGCCGTCATGTAGTAGGCGAACTGCGCCGCCGTGGGGTTGAACGGCGCGCTGAACTTGGCCGCCAGCGCCTTAGCTGCGGTCAAATCTGTCATTTCGCCGCCCACTGCCCATTGATGCATGGCGGCGCGTTGGTCAGGATTTAACTTCATTCCTCACTGCTACCCACTAATTCCAAAAACACCGCCGCCAACTCCTCATTCCCCCACCGCGCGTGCAGTTCCGCCAGGATTGTCCAGCGTTCGCGGTTACTCAGCGTGTAAATCTCGTTGCTCATTTCCCCCTGTCCTTCTTCACCGGCTCCAGTTTCTTTCCGTCCGCACTCACCAGACACTCCTTGCACTCGTGCGCCGCCTGCAACTTCCCCAGCCATTCCCGCGCCTCCGTCCGCACCAATCGCAGCGCCAGCCAAGCCGATTGATAGCGCGCATGCACGGCGATGGAATCCGGGCCGGGTTGGGTGTTGAGCAGGTCGTTGGTGGATTGGGTGAGCGTGTCGGCGCGCTGCTTTTCGGCGGCGAGCAGGTTGGCCCATTGTTGTTGCTCTTCAACTGTCAAGGAATTCTTGACGGTTGGTGATTGCGCCAACGCAGTCAGCGCCAGGGCGAACAGTGCGAGGAGGATTGCAAGTTTTTGATTTGTATTCATCGTCTTGACTTTCATATTTTCGGGGCGATAGTTTTCGCTCGCATGATTCAGTTTGCCTATGTCACTTCTGTGCTTCTCAGCCTGTCTTGCGGCGGCAGCGCCGCGTTCTACCTGATCAATGGCGACCGTCAAAAATACCGATTGGCCACTGCGCTGTGCTTGCTGTTTGGGCTTCTCAGCTTTGTCCTGCGGCATTAGTCCTATGGGGCGCTCGTGCTGTGCGTCCATGTCGTGGTCGAACCGTCCAGCGGGATCGTAATGTAGGTCACGGTTCCGCTGTTGTTGTAGGCGATGACCAGTTTATTGCTTTTAACGTAGACCGCCGCCACGTCAAGCGCGTTGCCTCCAGCGACGGACAGTTCCGACGCGCTGGGGTCGGAGGTTGTTTCCGCGAAATATGTGCGGCGCAGCATTAGGTCGCGGGCGTTGCCGGGGGTTGTGCCGATGGCCCCGGTTGATCCGGCGTTGATTTCGAGCAGACCGGAGGATTTGAATTTCACCCCCAGCGTGTTAATTGAACTGGTTGCGTTGGTGGAGTTGGCGAAATAGAACGTGGAATCGGACGACATGAAAATGCCGGGCGCCACGTTTCCTGCGTCAATCATTGCTTTTCGCGCGCCGCTCGTTCCAGTTGTAAAAGAGCCGCCGAAGATTTCGCCGCTCAAGTTACTGTCATCGCCGCGCCGAAATGCGCCGCCCGTGCCGTTGGGCTGAAACATGACATTGCTTGATGCCGTGCCGCCGAAGTTCAGATTTCCCGCGCCAATCACGATCCCCGCGTTGACTGTCCCACCCGACGCGGCGGCATACAATCCCACATTCGTGGAACTCGTGCCCGTGCTGGTATTGGTGAAATACCCCCCATACGTCGTCTGTGTGCTGGTTCCGTTCGCGCCACTTGTGGCCACGCGCAACGCCGTCTTTGTGTTCGACGCTGCTGCCGTGCCGGTCGCTGCGATGGAAACGACGTTGCCGGTCGTGACGGACGAAGAGGAGAAATCAAACGCATTGCCGGTCGTGAGACTATTCGCCGTTGCGGCCAGTCCGGCGGTTGATCCGCTGCCGGTTGTAACCGTTGGCGCGAAAGTAACAATCGTTCCATCGCTGGTGAGCGTGGAGATTTGGCCAACGACATTGCCGCTGGTTTCGTAAAGAAAACGTCCGCCCGTGCCGCTGGTAATTGTGGTTGTGCCGATGGTGAGGCCACCGCCCCCGCCACTCGCGCTCAGCGTTCCCGCCGATAAAGACAGGCCGGAGCCAATCGAGATTTCTTCAACCGCTCCCGTGCTGGCTGTGCTTCGTCCCAACAAGCGCGCCGTAGCCATCGTCAGCCCGCTGCTCGTCACGTCACCCGCGCTTGCATAATCCGTTCCCGCCGTGGCTGTGGCCAGTGTGTTTGCGCCCGTGCGCTTGATCAACCCTGTGCTGGAAAGGCCGGTAATTGTGTCCTGCGTGATCGAGCCGCCGAGACTGGTAGACGTTCCGGCGATTGTGATTGCGGAATTGGTCAGCTTGGCATTGCTGACCGCGCTGTTATCAATCGTCCAGACTGTTCCGCTGCTGCTGACTGTGATGTCGCCCTTGTCGCCGTCCGAAAGCCCGCCGCCACAACCCGTGCAGCTTGCGACGGAAATCGCGCCGCTGAATGTGGCAGTGGTTCCCTGAATGTCGCCGGTAAACGTCGCTGATTTGTCGCTGGCAATCGTCAGCGCGGTTTGATAGCTGTTTTGTGTGCTGCCGCTGCTACCTGCTGGCGCAACCTGCCAAATCAGCGAACCGCCCGCGCCGGTGCCGGTTCCGGCGGAGGCTTTCCAGGTGGTGTTCGCCCCAGCGGTATTTGAGACGCCGCTCGCGCCCTGAACCGTGAAGGTTTGGGCGACTGGCGCGCCTGCCACGTCCGGTTTGCCGAATCGAAACGTCGCCGACGCGCGCCGCCCCAGAAACAGATCCTGATCTACCTCATCAATCGGCGTTTCAAGGCTGTCACCCCAGGCCAACAACGTGTTGCGCAACATCGCGACCTTGGCTTCCGCGCCGCTCTGCGCACCGCCCGCGCCCAACGCAATGTTGTTCGCATTGATGCTGAACCATCCGCCGCCGGAATTCTGGTGAATGCCGTAATTCTTGAGACTGCCAGGCCATGACAGTTCAGGCCGGTCGTAGCGCGCGCCGTGGCGCAAATAGACCTGTGGGCCATCGGGATAAGCGCCGCCCTTCGGATAGAGATAGAGCGGGACAGCGGTGTCGCTGCCGTCCGTGCCGATAACGACATTGCCACTCGCCGCCGCGTTCGTAATCGTGGCGTAATTGACCGCGCTACTGGTCGCAGTTGCGCCGACCAGTGTGTTGCCGTTGGCATCCAAAATCGAGGTTGCCACACGCGGCGACGTGGCGCGCAAAATCCCGCTCCCAAACGTCTGATTGGCCGTGAACGTCTGCGCCGTTCCGAGCATGGCAAACGTATCGGTGCCACCGGGGATTGTGTGGCCGTTGAGCGTTCCGACGCCTGCCATATTGCCGGACGTGTCGGCAATCGTGACAACAGAATCCTGAATCAGCTTGCCCGTGGTCAGGTCGAAGCGAGCAACGGCATTATCCGTTGCGGAGGATGGTCCAACCACATCGCCCGTTCCGCCACCTGTTGCCGTGAGTGTGCCGCCCGTGAAATCCAATCCGCTGCCGACCGTAACCGCAGAGAATCCGCCGCTGCCATTGCCGTAGAGAATTGAATTGCCCGACGTTGCTGGCGCATAGTCCGTGCCACTGGTCGCAATCGCCAGCGTGTTGGCGGCGGTGCGTTTTACGATGCCGGTCGAAGACAGTCCCGTAATCGTGTCCAGCGTAATTGCCGCGCCCAGGCTGGTGGGCGTTCCGGCAATCGTGATTCCGCTGTTCGACAGGCTGGCGTTCGCGATATTCGTCAGCGTGTTGGACGCGCCGCTGATCGTTTTGTTTGTCAGCGTGGACGTACTGCTGATTGTTGGAATTGCAACGCCGCCGATTGTCGCGCCGGTGGTGAAATCCGGCGACGTGCCAAAAACCAGCGCGCCACTTCCGGTTTCGTCCGTGATAGCAGAGGCGAGATTCGCACTGCTGGGCGTGGCCAGCCAGGTTCCAACGCCGGTGCCGAGGCCGGTGATTCCGCCAATTGGCAAGCCGGTGCCGTTGGTCAGTGTCAAGCTCGAAGGCGTGCCGCCCGCACCATTGAACAGCACCGGCGCGCCCGCACTGCCTACGTTTACGCCAAGCGCCGTGGCAATACCGGTTCCCAGCCCGGATACACCCGTGCTGATTGGTAGGCCCGTTGCGTTGGTCAGTGTGCCGCTCGTGGGCGTGCCGAGAATTGGCGCAATCAGGGTTGGCGTGTCATTGAACACCGCAACGCCCGTGCCGGTTTCATTGCTCAGAACGCCCGCGAGTTGCGCGGAAGTGGTTGAAGCAAACTGGCTCAGCGGATTGCTTGTCAGCGCATCGCCGCCGCCGGGGATGTTCTGGAAAGAGCCATCGTCGCGAACGAACTTTGTCCCGTCTGGCGTGCCGCTGATAGCAATTTTCGAGAAGGCAATTGATCCGGCAAGCTGCCCGTTCGTAATTCCCGCCGTCGCGCTCAGTTCCGCCGTTGTAATCCCACTCAGGCGCGCCAGGGGAACCGTCCCGCTGCCCAAATCACTCGCGCTTCCACTGGTGGCAATCGTCGCATATCCAAGATCGGTCTTGAGTTGGGCAATCGAACGATTTACCCACGCACCGGCCTTGCGCTGGAGCACGTCATCATTTGTCGCCGTCAGTCCCGCAATCGTGGTCAAATCACTGTCCAGCGGCTGATACGTGCCGGAAATATCGGGAATATCCGCAGCAACCAGGGCGCGGAACGTCGGCGCGGCTGCGCTACCCGTGGTCGGTCCGGCGAAAATCCGATTGGCAGATTGCGTGGACAGAGAAAACGTCAGCGCCGGTGTGCTGGTGCTGGTCGCAACGCTGGACGTGAAAAGCGGACTGAGATTGCCCGCGCTGAAATCTGTTACAGTACCCGACCCGCTGCCGCCGGAAATCGTAATCGTCGCCACGCCCGGCGATGCCTGTGTTGCCGCCACGCCGGAGCCGACGAAATTCAACGTGGTGGCCACGTCGGACAGGGACGTTCCTTCGTCCTTAACAACGAACCCGCCTGTGGGGAAGGAAACCACCGTGGTCAGTGATTGAAACGTTGCACTCGCGGAATTGGGAATGGTCTTCGCCGTGGCGCGATTGCAATCCGACGACATGCCGGAAATCACAGACGAATTCGGCGAGCAAAACCACGCGGTGGAGCTTCGCGGAAGCGTGAGTGACCACGTTCCATCCGCTGCGCTGGTCGTTTCGAGATTCGTGTTGGCGTTGATGTTTGATCCGGATTGAGTGACGCGCACCACGCGGACTTTCACGCCGGACTTGACCGAGCCGTCGAGCGCATAAATTGTGCCGGAAATCGTGCTTTGTGATAGCTGCGCTTGGGCTGAGACGGCCAAGGACGCGAGGAAGAGCAGAGCGATAAAAATGCGTTTCATAAAGATTTCAATCAAGAGCAGCGGAGGCGGCAAATCCGAACCTCGCCCCCACTGCTCAAGTGACCCGCTGTCGTACCCCATGCCCAAACCATCGCAGCGGGCGGAGAATGCAATGAACACCCCAGCAAGGAAAATCAAAACTGGCCACCACCTGCCCCGGTGCGTTCACCCCCGTGCCCCCAGAAGCGAAAAAGCGGTGGCCAGGAATCGTGCGGCGAGGGCGTCAGAGTCGAACTGACATTGCACAACTTTTCAGTCGGCGGCATGCCATTAGCCCAGCCCTCGCCAGACGAGAAGCGGCTATTCAGCCGCAAAATCAGGATCGTCCGCATACGCCGCGCCGATATTTCGGTGCAGCTTCAGGAACAACTTTTTCATTGACGCTTTTTTCTTTTCGTCCGTCACGATGGCGCGCAGCATTGTGAATACCGTGCTGAAGCCAAAATCAATCCAGAAATCTTGCACTTGGATCACCATCCTTTCTGTTTCGGTCGTGGTTGGTAATAGCGCCCACAAAGAGCGCAGGCGAGGCCGAAGCCCGTGATTGCCCAAACAGCAAAAACGGCTGCGGCGAATTCGTTAAGATTGAAAATATTAGGCCAGGTCATCTTGTCCTACCTCTGCGACTACCTGCCCGTGCGCAATGTCGCATCGCACGCAATACAGATGCGGAGTTCCGGCAATGTCGGTTTGTGCCGAAATCCATTGCTGGCGGTGGAAGAGTGAGCAGATAAAATTTTTGAACATCAGCAATCCCCTCGTTACAGCTTTGTATACCCGCCCTCAAAGGCCACGGCGGGCGAATAGGACGCATAGCCGTCTTGGTAAACAACGTAATAGCCGCCCGGCATCGGGTCGTGCTTGCGATACCACTTCGCGTCAACCGGAATGGGCGCGAATTCGGATTCCTCGAAGAAGAGATGCGCGCCCTGAAATGCGTCAGACGCTTCAAACGCGGCATCGTCAGCCTTCGGGTCGGGATGTGCGTGCTTGATCACCTCTTTGATTTTTAGCGCCCAGACTTCCTTGTGGCACTTGTAGCGAGGCATTTCCCTTTGTGCGACTTCCATCTATATCTCCCTTGGTCCTTGCCTGATTTCTTCCCGCGGCTTCACTCTTCCTGCTGCGATGTCGCGCATCCCTTGCACAATCGCTTGCCGCTCTTCCTCTTCAATGAATTCGCGACCATCGGCGGCGTTGTGGACAATTAGCAATTCGTTAATAGCCGGTTCGCACCAGCAGGTTGTTTTTAACTGATGCTCTTTCAGGTCGTTTAACGGGTAGACGTGTTCTGGCCATTTCATTGCTGTTACCTCACAGTAAATCCCTGCGAATCGTAATATCCCCCATTCCCCGTAAACACCCGCACCGTCGCCCCCACATCCACCCGCCACGCATCCGCCACCGGCACCTGAAACGTCAACTGCTGCACGCCCTCGAAAATGGACGGCGTGACGTGGAACGACGCGAACGAGCGCCCGTTCCCCAGCCGGAGTTCCGCCTGTGTGGCGTGGATGCCTGTGCCGTAAAGCATGTAAAACACCCGCTCCGAACCGCTCAGCGTGGGCAGAGCGTTGAAATAGTTGAATCCGCCGCTCGCATACAGAATCAGCCACAGGCTCGCCGCCCGTCCCTCGCCGTTGGCGCTGAGCGTGAAAATCCCCGGCGCCTGTGGATTCAGTTGCGCCCGTCCGGTGAATCGCGCCGTTGTGCCGCGCGTGGAATTGACAACAACCGGCACTTCCGTTGGCCCGTCTGGCAAATCGTCCGGCAGTAGAAAATTGACCTGGCCGGGAGCGACGGCGAGGAGGGGGCAAATCAGCCCGCCCGCTTCGACCGTCACGCCGCCCAGTGTGGTGGGCAAAACGAATGAGGTCGCGAATTCCTGCCGGTCGGTAAAGGTCGCTCCCGGATCGGGGAACAGACTGGCGAGGCTGCCACGTGAAACCTGGCCGCGAAAGTTCGCGGAAGAAACAATGGAGATGCCGGCGGATGCGCCGCCACCCGAACACAGCCCACAAGCGGGCGTGTGCGGGGCGGGACTGATTGCCGATGTGGACGAACAAACCGCGCCGTTCTTGTTGTACTGCGTTACCTGAAGCTGGCTTGACCATTGGCAGGTCACATCATCCCGCACCGCCTGAATTGCGCTGCCGGGCAGTGTTTGCATTACGCCGTCCGCCGTCCAGCGAACAACGTAGTGGTCAATCAGCGTGCTGGATTGCGTGTTGAGGAAGCGAATTGAAAGCCGGTTGCAATTGCCGGTGGCGTTTACACTGCCTTGGAAGATTGGCGGCGTGCATGCCTGCGCCTGCGCCACCGCTGCCGAAAATCCCAGGATGACGGCTAGCACAGCCAGCCAAAAGAAATCACCCCAGCAAAATGTAAACTCAAAGTTTCTCGCTTTCATGTTTTTCTTTCATGCCACTGCGAACAGTGGCGCATCCGCTCCCAGCGCGTGCGCACATCGCCGCCGCGCAATCTCTACATATTCCGCCTCGCGTTCAATTCCGATAATCGAAAACCCTTCGGCAATCGCCGCAACGCCGGTTGAACCGCTGCCGAAGAACGGGTCAAGGATGATTCCATCGGGCGGCGTAATCAGGCGGCAGAGGTAGCGCATCAGGGATTGAGGTTTGACGGTTGGGTGAGAATTGCGAACCATTGGCTTGCGAGCATCGCCTGTGCCTTCCTTCCATCGGCTATCAAATTGCTCCGCGCCGCCTCTCGCTTCCGGCATCCCATCAAGCCCCGCTTCCCGCTCACTTCGACTTGCTTTTGCGGCGTAGAAGAAACGGGCGGCGGAGCCGGTGTCGCCGTCTTTGCTGTAATCCTTATCACGGCTCATTTTAAAACTGCTGGCATTGATGTGCCGTTCTTTATATGGCCGCAAATTCCCGCTTGTCGTCTGCGGAAACATCCCCACCACTTCATCGCTGCCGTCGTGGATGAGATTGGCAGGCCAGCGGCCTTTCTTCCAATCATCGGTGACACTGCCTGTCATCCCGCTTGTGTTTTTCCATCCCTTGCTTTCGTACTGCGGACGGCCTGTCACTTCATGGCCAGTTTCAATCCGGCATCCATCCACATTCAACGCCCCACATCCCCACGCCTGCACATTCTCCGCAACCGTTCCAATCAGCGGTTTGCGCGCCAGCACGATTGGTTCGTGCGCTGGTTTCAGGGCTGTGCCGAAGCCTTTCCACTCGCCTTGCAAATTATGGCTTTTCGGAAATCCGCTGCCATAAACCCACATCACGCAATCCCGAATTTCAAAGCCCGCATCTTCAATCCGGCACGTTGCGCGGTGGTAAGTTCGCGCACCGCCAAAGGCCAGCAGGTGCCCGCCCGGCTTCAACACGCGCAACGCCTGCTCCCACAACTCAACGGGCGGCAGGTTGTAGTCCCACTTCTTGCCCATAAAGGCGAAGCCATACGGCGGATCAGTAACCACCGCATCTACCGAGTTGTTCGGCAGACCGCGCATCACTTCCAGTGCATCGCCATGTTCAATTCGCCAGTTCAGTTTTCGCCCCCCGTCTTGATCGTCAACGTCCGTCCCTCTGCCGCCGTAATCACGTCCGGCTGACTCAGCGCGGCCTCGTTTGCCTTAAGCTCCGCAAGCTCTGCGATCAGTTGCTCCATTCGCGTCGCATTCAACTTATCCGCCGTGGCCATTTCGGTTTCGATCCGCCGACGCTGGCGCTTCAATTCGTTGATCTTCGTGTCAATCGCGTCAATGCGCGCCTGAATATCGAGCCGGTCGCTGGATTGCTGCTTCTCAATCCTGGCAATCTCGTCCAGCTTCAGTGCCTTTAGCGCCTCGTTCCGGCTAAGCGCCGAACGTCCAAGCCATCTGTCGAAAAGGGTTGGCATTAGTGCCGCTCCCGCGTTTCGAGCAGCTTATCCAGCCGGTCGGTGATCTTGTTAATGGACGCCTCAATTCGGCTTTCCATTCGATCCATCTTTCGCTCAAGCTCAGCCATTGCCTCGCGGGTCACGAATGAGCCGGATCGCTGTTCCCATTGCGAAATGCGCCGGTCGGTTGCGTCGTTGCGCTCTTTCATTTCCTGCCGAAACGCGGCGATACTGGCTGCCGCTTCTGCTTTTGCCGTCGCTACTGCCGTTGCCGCGTCGGTTCGTGCCGCTGCGATAATCGCATCCACGTCCGCCTTGACCGCCTTTTTCCAGACTGATTGCAGCCAGACGATGACTCCGCCCACAATGGACACAATCACGGCCCCCGCTGCTGTTTCATATGGATTCAACAAGACATCTTCCTTTTGCATCGTTCCCAACTCCTGGGGGAAATTGGGGGAAATCGCGCCCGGCACGGCGGCGAAGGATTTTTGTGACAAACAACGTGGGCGACGTGCGCCCGGAAAAAAGAAAAAATCACCGCTTGGTGGTCTTAGCCAACAGCGGCGCGTGATGTAACTGTCGTGCTAAAGATTTCGCATGACGCATCTTTGCTGTCGGCGCGTCAGAGACTTGCAACTCACCTGCGCCAAGCTTGGCGAGCGCGATAGACTTCTGGTTATTTACGCTTGTTTTTCGCGATGCTGCACGCCTCGACCGCGCCAACAGCATGGCTTTCTTTTCTTTCAGTTCCTGAAGTCTGGATTTTGGCTTGTCTGAAGTTTTAGTCTGCGGGAGATACTGGCCAATAATCGCGCAGAGGAAGCCGCGCTGTCGGCGAGAGACAAAGAAACTGTCGCCGTCTTTTTCCAGCCCTGCAATCATCTTCTCGACAAACGAATTGCAGTGCGCGGGAACGAATGCTCTGTTCGCCTTAATTGTCTCGATTGCTTCCCTTAGACTCATGCTCATAAAAAACAAAAAGCCCGCCGGATGACTCGCGTGAATCATTCGACGGGCAGAATAAGAAACTTGCGTTTCCGGGTATGTCCCGTGGTCAAATTGTCAGTGAGGGCGGCGGCTTGGCTTGTCGGCGTTGCGTGCCGACTGCAAACGGTTTCGGGATTGCGCATCCCAAAAACTACGAAGCCACATGCTTGCTGGCGCGGCCACCCTCAATCTCTCAAACTCAAAAACAACTCCGCCCGCTGCGCCTCCACTTCCTGCAACAGGCCACGTGAGCGGGCAAGCTTTCGATTCCCTTTCGCAATCTCTTCCCGAATGAAGAGAATTTCCTGTTTTAGCCGCTCACATTCCGCACAAACCACAATCGGTTGTGCTTCCGGGGCCAGTGTAGCGGATTGCGTGCCGCTGTTGCAAATTATTTCCGAATTACTGCTGGTCAAAGGTGGTGCCCTCGTTAAAGTGCCGATCAGATATTCCTTGGCTTTACGGGTAATTCGCGCTTGCCAAGCTTGCTTTGAATTACCCGCTCAAGGTCTTCGATGTAGGCATCCCGCAAGCGGCAACCAAGACAAGTCCTCTGCTCCACCACGTAATCCATTGTCACGCTTGGCGTGGTCGGCGCGACGGACGGGACAGCGGACGAATGCACCACCGGGGCACTGTGCTCTTGGTAAGACTGAATCTCAGCAACAGGCTTTGCGACCTTCACGTAATGCGTTCCGGTTGGCAGTTCGCTTGGCGGGCTGGCCTTTATGTTTTCCACTTTCTTGCCAGCGGGCATCGAGTAATTAGTGTTGAAGTACCAATAGAGAATTTCCCGAAACTTGGACTTGTCAAAAGAAGTGTAACTTTTGCAGTAGGCATCGAAGATGGCCTGATAGTCAGCCTTGCGCTTTTCGGTGTCGGACTGCACTCGGCAAATTAGTAACATCATCTCGCCAAGCATGTCGTCGCCGATGAGGACGAATGTTTCCTTGCTGAACATCCGCACCATTACTTCGCGATTCGCAAGCGTGCTGCCGGTCGGCAAATCAACTGTGGCGAGCCATTCATCCAGTGACCGACAGCCGAAGTCTTCCCAAAAGCTGCCGAACTTCTGAAGCTGGGTATAAGCGAACACCTGCTTGTATTTGTTTTCCAGCGTTTCGGCGCGCAAATCGAGTTGAAACTTAATGCACGCCTGAAGGTCTTCGGGCAACCCCATTGATTTCATCTCGGATTCGTAACGAAGCTGACGAAGATTCAGACTAAGCCTGTCTTGGCCTTCGTAGCCGATGCCGAGATTATGTTTCCCGTTGCGGCGGGAGTGGACAAGGACTTGATTAGATGAGTTCATTTAGTCTCCTTTGGTAATGCCTTTTTGAATCGGCGCGAAAATACTCAAAACGAGTGCGATGCAACGGGCATAAAGGCCATTTGCTCTGCCTGCTTTTTGCTTTTTCGCATAACGGGAAGGCGCAGCCCTCTCCGTCCCATTCACTAATGCGGCGGATTAGCTCAGGCGTGTACACCCTTCCCATGTCCGCACTTTTTTTTACCCCCCGATATCTACGGCCCCACGCCTCGACGCTGGTTGCTGAAAACTCGTCCCTGCATTTCACAGAGCAGAACTGAGTCTTGTATTCAATCAGGCGACTCGCCTTTTTCCGGTAAATAAGTCCGCAGTTAAAGCAAGCAATGGCGGTACTGCAAAGGTGCAGATTTACCTTCCTGTGATTCAGCGGATTGCCATCTATGAACGCAATGCGAGCCAGACGGGGCATGTCTACGACGATCTTATACAGCAGCACTGTCGGCCTAGATTGAGACACGACGCGGCTTGCCCATCCTTCACGTTGACATATTTGCCATCGGCGGCAAGCCGCCTTCTCGTAATCCTCCGCATCCACCACACACCATCCGCCGTTCACCAGCGGGACCCGCATCCAGTCCTTCCCCTCTTCGCCCCAATCAGGACTTGGTATGAGTTCATTTAGCATTAGTCGTTTCCTCTATTGCGTTATTATTTCTGCCCTACCACTCCGCCATTCCATCCAGTTGATCGCCCTCCCGATCGCTTCCAAGAAACAGGCGATTCGCCATCCGCAATCGCGCCTCCAGCCCGTCCCTCTCCGCCCGCATCGCATCCAGTTGCTCCAGCAGCCAGACCAGCAATTGCGCCTGATCCGGCCACACATCCGACCGGTCGGGATGGGCGGCTTGCCAGAGTTTGATTGCGCGGTCGCTGGCGGCGGTTTGCAGGGTGGCGAAAGACTGAAGGTCGGTAAGTTCGGCCAGCAGCGGCGCGCCGGGATTTGCCACAGATAAAAATTCAGTGATTGCTTGGCAGGTATTTGGGAATCGCCCGTCCTTCTCGAATAGCGCGCGAAGCCATTCAAGTTCTTTCCGCGCCGCCGCCGCATCCGCCTGCGCCGCGTCACGATCCTCAACCGCCCCCTTTGCTATTTGCTGAATCAGTTCCACTCCGGCAAGTTGGGCGTCTTTGACCGCCTCCGCCAACGCCCCCTCTGCCTTGCTGCGTCCAAGCTTACCGGGCCGTCCAAGCGCTTCCCATACCGCCTCCCATTTGGTCAGCACTTCGCAAGCTTCGCGTTTCCATTGCTCCAGTCGCTCAATTGTCGTCCGCAATTCCCGCCGCTGCTCAATATCCCCCACCTGCTGCGCCGCATAGGCCGCAATGGCGGCTTCAAGTTCAGCATTACGCGTTTCATTGGCGTTGCAGTTGGGGCAGAAGTTTGTCACCGGGTGCTGGTAAAGCCGCCGGTAGTACTTGGCGATGGCTTTCCAGCGGGCGCGCCAGCGGGATTCGGGAGTGGTCGCAAGCCCTTTTACCGTGCTCCCACAGGTCGAACATGTAATCGCTTCGTACCGCAGCGGGCCATCTATGGCTTCGGAAGCGGAAACAGGGAGTTGCCTGTCGTCAACAATCAAGTCTTTGTACACGCCAAACCCCCAGCAGTCTGGACAGTTCTCGATGTGCGGAATGGCGCAGGTAGTGCAGGTTCTTTGCGGGTCGTGTAGGATCATTTCTCACCTCCCACTTCTTCACCTTCGCTCTTCGTCACGCTTACCGAAATCCCTTGAATCGTCTCATATGCCATAGTCAGCGTCTGGAGCAGCGACAGGACCGATTCAGGATCAAGCACGATGCGCGCGGTTTTGATCTGCGGCGTTTTGACGATCTCGCCCTTGGTGTATTCCCAAATAGGCTCCGTGAGCATCAGTACAAGTTCGACCGATGGCACTGCGGCCATTGTTTCGGGATTTAGTTGAAACGTGATGTTGTGTGCGCTGCCTGTGTAGTTTTTCATTCCCCCCCCCTCCAACCAGCCGCAAAAATTCCGCACAGGCGGCGGATTCGTCTGTGGTTGCCAATCGAATTCCCCCCTCCACTCTGTAGCTGGCCTGCTGATACACAATCCAGTGTTCGCCATCCCAGTGGAGGCTGAAGTATCCGCAGCAGACGACCACGTCTTGCCCCTGCGCCTTCATCACGTCCGCGAGTGTCAGCGCCTCTCCCTCCGGCGGGTGGTAGGGGTGGCCACAGATTTCGCAGGCCATCGGTTTGTCGGTTATTCGGTAGACGCAGATTTCGTGGTCGGTCATCGTTCCTCCTTCGCTGCCGTCGGCATACTCCCGTCCACCATCCGCTCAATTTCTTCTAGCACGCTCAGCGGCAAACGTCCCCAGCGCGTTTCGCGGAATTTGCTCAGCAGACGCGCCTTATGCTCACGCAAGCGGACTGCCGCCAGTGCGTCGGGAGTAGGTTCGCGCAGATCGGCGGAATGCCATCTATCACCGCCCACTTCCCGCCCATTCGTCCGCCGGAATTTGACATTGCCAATGTGGATTTGCGTTGCCGTAGTGCGTGTCACCATTGCCACGTAGTCGGGCGTATAGGTTGCGCCCGGAGAGACGATCACCGAATCGCCGGGCTTAAGGTTTTGGAGCCAGTTGTTGTCGTCTTTAGCCATTGTCCTTGTCCTCCATCGCAAACACCGCGAGCAGCGCCGCGATTGTTTCGGAGCGGGGGGAGTTGCCGGGAACAATATTCCAAGAATTCAGAGGCATAGTCGGCATCCACCAGCGAATTTCTGAATGATTGTCAGTAATTGCGATCTGTACAACTAGGAGAGAATTGGACATTGCTTTTGCCAGCAGTTCGCCGCTCTGGTTGCGGTCGGTGGCGGGCCGGTAGTTGCGCTGCGAGGTCAATTCACCGTTCGCCATTTGCCAAGTGCCAAGCCCGGTTAGCGACCAGCCGAGAATTTGTTGGCCCGCCAGCCGGTTCAGTTCGTCGTCGCTCAGATTGGTTAGTTGTTCCAGCGTCATCTTGCCCCCTTTGCTGCCGACAGCAGGCCATAAATCTGCCTGTAAATTCCAACTTCCACGGGTGCGCCATCACACCCAAGCTCCTCTTCCGGGCAGTTCAGGTCCCGGATATTTGCCAGCGTTTCCGGCCAAGTAATATCGCCGCCTTGTTCGTATTCGTAGCTCCCGATTTCGGCGTTCTCCCAAAGAGTGAACAGCGGGCCGGATTCGCCTGCCATCCAGGATTCGACGGCAGCAAGTACGGCTTTCGCCGCCTCAGTCCGCCGATCCGCCTCCAGCGCAAGCTCTGCCGCCGCGTGGCGGGCGTCGCGGTGGCCAATCTTGTACACTTCGCCGAAGTTGGCCGCGACATCTCTGACGCCGACCTGCTTTTCTACATCAATCTGCAAATTCAAAATCCGTCCGTGAAAGTCACTCATCGCATCATCTCCTTCGGCTGATCCGAGCCAGCTATGCACATCTCACAAAACAGCGTGCTCGTCACCGCGCTGCTCTCAAACTGCGCATCACACTCCCGGCACGTCCGCCTACTTGCCGGATACAGCAGCCGCACACCAGCGTTCAATTCCGGCGCACTGCGGTCGCGGGCGAAGCTGCCGTCGTCGTAGTCGGCGATGACGGCGGCAAGGGCGGCGCGCTGGAGTTCGGGCCAGTTGGGGGCGATTGGGGCGACGGCGAGGGCGAGGGCGAGGGTCAAGATTCCACCTCCACGGCCACGCTCTCCAGGTCGTAACCCAGGCCCACTTCCTGCCCGTCGCAATAGGCGAAGAAGCCGCCGCCTGAAGCGGCAGGGCCGGAAATGTAAGCGCCATTGAGTAGGGCCACGCAATGCTCCCGCAATTGTTCAACCGTGGGCACGGCAGGATTCCCGCCGAAATTCCATTCGTGGCCAGTCAGGGTCATCACCGCGTGGACCTTGGCAAAGTCGAACTTGGCCAGAATGGTTTCAATTGCTGTTTTCTTTTCTTCGATTGTCATTGATTGCATTCTCCGTTTTTCGTTCTCTGCGTTCTCAGGGGTGGGGCGCTGTACCTTCGCCCCGTAAAAATCCAACCTTGGCCGGTTTCCGCTTGAAAGCGCCCTATCCTGATTCCACTCGTCCCGGCTTCGGTGATACTGCATGACACTGCTCCACCGAATACACCGCGCCGTATTGCGTCCGCTGCCCGACAACGATTCGCCACCCGTCCACCTCGCCCACACTGTTGAGCAACCGTCCCAAGATCGTTTGCCGCCCTCGCTCTGCGACCGCCCCGCCCAGGTCCACGCCGCACTGTTCGGCCAGTGGCAGCAGGGTGGCACACGTCACGGGGCGGGAGTGGGTGCGGGACCAGAGGGAGAGGAAGGTTACAAAAGCTTGCTGGGTTGGGGCCATGAGTAATCTCCTGTCCGGATCACATAGCCGTGATCCTGATAAACCGTGACGTTGCCGATTTGAAATTCCGTGACGGTCGGGTTGACGCAATGCGCGACTCGGTGGCCGTCGCCGATTCCGTGAATGTGAGGGCGCGAGCAAAACGGGCAAGGCTCAGTGCCGCTGGATTCCGTCTTTCGCCGCAAAACCAGATATGCCCGCCCGTCCAGCGTTTCGACCTGGAACGCTCCGGCCTGTGCGATAAATGCCTGCACTTCCGGAGTATCGTGAAACCATTCGCCGCGCTTATGAGACGCCCAAAGCTGACGGTGAATTTCTTTCTCCATTTTGCGACCGCCCGGGATGGTTTTAAGGATCCGGACAACCTCCGGATTTCCGCACTGAACCTGCTGAACCCCGGCTGTCGGATCAAACGCAAACCCGATTTTGATCGGCCCGCCTGTTTCCGCCTGAATGAAGTAAATCACTAAAACCTCCGCTTTAATCGTTTTTTGCCATTTGAAGGAACTCTAGGAACTAAAGGAACCTTTTCACCTCTATAAATAATTCTTTCTCTTTATATGGGGGGGATAGAGAAGTTCCTTCTAGTTCCTATAGTTCCTTCAAGTACCATCCAAAACTGTAAATTGCGTATCAATTAGACTCACTCAGGAACTAAAACTACCTTCCACATCTGCTTACCCTTCTCCGTGCCTGCTCGCTCGATTGTGAATTTTTGATTTATATTCTTGCCGTTTTCGTCTTCTCCTGTGAAATCTATTACCATCTCTTCGCTGGCTTTTAGATACATTCCGAGTGAGATTTGACGCGCCTTTTCCGTGGATCCGCGCAGTGATAATCCGTCAACGCCTTCGGCTACCCCGAGCAATTCGCCGACTGAACAGCGCTCCATTTTGTTGCGCTCCATCCATTCGTACCAAGTTGAGCAAAACAGACTGCGCGTCTGCCGCTCGGTGTCGGAACGGCTTTGAAAGTCGCGAGCATTGGCGAGAAATTGTTCATAACCGGCGGCGCCAAGAATGCCTCCCAGGACGTTCGACCATCGCTCAAAACTTCCCAGCGGTCGAAGCTTGGCCTTTGGCCTTCCTTCCTGAATCCACCACTTCACAATGACGTGCGAGGCCTGCACCAGCCGCGCGCGGTTGGTTTCGATCCACTCCATCAGGTCGTCGTGAATAAAATTCTCCCGGTCCTCCGGACGGTCGGTTTTTGGTGTTAAGCGGATCCGGATTGAACGCCGCGCAAGCTCGGTGGAAATCGTGATGTTGTTTCCGGTCGTCACCCAGCAGCAGCGGATTTTGATTTGCGTGGTTGAGTTCTGCCCCAAGATCCGTTCCGACCAAGTATCGCCCGTAATGGCGGCGGCAAGGGTTCCGGAATCCAGCATTCGGCTAACGTTATCAATCAGGATGCAGGGCTTGCCCTCCATCAGCATTGACGTAATTTTCTTCCGCCACTCGTCGTCATCCCGGGGCTGGGTGGTCAGGCCCATATCCCGCCCGATGCTCGGGTAGAGCAGTGAACTGGCAAGCAGCCCCTTTCCGGATCCGGGCATTGACGCTTCGATCAGGTGGTTCGGTGTAGGACCGTCAATCATTTCGCGTACAAATGGGAGCAGCGACAATGAAACCGCGTTATCCCGGTCGGCGTCGGACGCAAACGGGAAATCCCCGAGCAGATCATTGCAGATCAGCGCGTTCGCCTTATCAAGGTCATCTCGGGTGAGAACGGCGGGAACCGGCAGCGCAGTGAAATTGCTTAGCGGTGAATAGAGTACGCCGCTCTCCGGATCAAATCCTGCCTCGGTCTGCAAGGATCCGCCCGGGCCGAAAACTGGAACATGAACCACCCGGGTAAGCCGGGGCAGTGCCATATCCTTCGTCGCCAGCACGTCCTTAATGACATCAAGCGGCGGCTTAACCAGCGCCATTCCTTCTTTGTTCCAGTGCGCCCACATTGAAAGGTGGTGGCGCATGATTTCCGCCGTTACATGCTGGAGCAGCACCGTCCCATCCGGATTCCGGACCACGCGAACCATCTGACCGCCGTACAGAAACAAAACCGGCGGTTGATTGCCTTGCTTGATGGCTTGCCAGCAGAGCGCGTTTAATGTCGGCAGGTGATTAATTGAAATATCAATTGAAACCATCCCGCCATCTTCAAAAGGACTTGGTGGCAAAGGGGGCAGATCCGGAGGCATATCGCCTGGCGGCGGCACGGCCAGCAACCTGCCGACGTCCTCAGGACCGTTGATTCGTAGCTCAGACATCACTGGATAAAACTCCCTCTTTGACCGTGCTCGAATCGCGCAGAGCGGGCGGCGATGATGGCGCGTCCAACATGATTAACGTCTGATTCCCAGCCTTTTTCGCCCCACGGGACGGTGGCGCTGTGAGGGGTCGTGCATTCACAATCTGCAAGGCGGCGATCCGGCGAGATTCCAAACCCTCTGCACTTTCGGCAAACCCAAAACCAGTGCTCGTCTCCGGCCCATCCGTCCGGATCAATCTTCAGTAATTGACCGTTCTCAGGGTCGCCGACCACGCCCCAGCCGAAATAGAGATCAAGCCCACTTGCTTTGGTAAGGTTCTCGGCTTTCTCGATTTCTTCTTCCGTCGGCTCTTCGCCTTTCACTTCAAACCATACGCGGAGATGCGGAAGCCAGAAATCGGGCAGATACAGGCTGCCATTAACATTGAATCCCTCCTGCTCGTACCTCCATTCAAGTCCAAAGGTGTCGAAGAAGACCGCCCATCGCGCTTCAGAACGCGAGCGAAAATGAAACCCTTTGTAAAGCGTCGGAATGGCGCTGATTTTCTGCCGCGAGTTTTGTTTTACGTATCTCAATTCGCCACCTCCAATAGATAATCATCAAAACCCTTGCCCCGAGCCGGATCCCAGGTCAGGGACTCGGAAGAAATGCCGGCGGATCCCAAGGATTCGCTTAGTCGTTCCAGTTGCGCTCGCGTGTTTCCCCGGGCGCGGTCGCTGGCTTCCCTGTCCGGATGGTCATATGCGATAAGTACGCGGCGGAGTGTTGGAATTTGGCGCCGAAGCGTCTTGCCAAAGCTGTCCGGAAATGTCCCGGCGCCGACAAGTCCAACTACTGGCACATTCAGCCGCTCAGAAATCACATATGCTTTCAAGATTCCCTCTGTGATTATTAGACTCGGGGAAGTTGGAGTAACCCGGGCAAAGTGGGCGGGCGCGCCGCTACTGCATCCGGAGGGCAGATCCGTGGAAGAAAAAAGCAAATACTTTGGCGATGCCTCGCCGTCTCTCCGAATCTCCAATGCCTCGACCTGCCCAAGTAGGTTCCGGATCGGGATAAAGAACCCGGGGGTTCCGGAGAACCGCATCACCCAGAACTCGTAACGCTTCCAGAATCCCGGGATCCCGGAAAGCTCCGATTGTTTGGCGAATTGCTGCGCCAGCCAGTCTCCGTCTTCACGACTCGGAACCGAAGCGAATTGACTATTGGTAATGGTTTCTTCAGAAAGATTCCGGACTTCGGCAAGATGGTCGGCATGGTGGCCGCTCAATGGCAGGATGGATAAAAGGGCTGAATATATTTGATGACGGCGCTCAATGGATGCTCGCAGCGTCTCGGGTTTTACCAATTCCTGCTTGACGGCTACCGGCTGGCCGTTGCCTGTGTGGATAAATGCGCCGCTCTTCGCTTGCTTGTCGGATGACACGCGCCAGCAAAGCGTAATGCCATCTGCCTGTCCGCAGCCCTGTCCCTGGCAAATTGGACATTTGCGCGCATGGTTGGATCGGCGCAGGCGGACGCGGGTGTGCCTGCGGTTATGACTTGGAAATGCGATTGTCACTTGGTGCCTTCACGGCAGGATCGCTGCCGAGTACTGCGTTTATAACAATACCCTTGCGGGCAGGTACGACTTAAAACGAAAACAGTATAGCCCCCTCTACACTAAAAAGTCTATAGGGCGTCGCTATACTTTTCCGCCCGTTTGCGCGATAATCAAATAGCGCCCTATACTGTTTTAATGAAGAAGGTGAAAATGGTTCTGCCGAGCGCATACGCGAAAAAACACAAGGTCTCTTATCCAACCGTGATGAAGTGGATTCAGCAGGGGCGGCTACCCGATGCAAAGTGGCACGAAGAGCCAATCGGGCATTACTTGATCCCTGAAAACGCGCCAAAGCCCGCCACGAAAATGGGCAGGCCGAAAGGGGCGACAAAGAAGAAAAGTAGTAGGAAAAAATAACCATCACTCCACCTGCCCCCGCCGCCGCAGCGCCGCCAGCACCTTCTCATATGCCGCCTCCATCGCCTCTTGCGACGGATATTCCACGCTGAACCCGTTGGGGTAGATTCCGAGCCGCGTATACCCGAACCAGAGCGAGTGCGCGACCTTCGTTCCCACCTCCACCTTTCTTGGCCAACCAAACCAGGTGCGCCGCGTCTCGTAAATCGGCCTTTCCTCTGTGCATTTTTCCACGTTGCACAGTTCATCCAGCGGAATGGTCTCCGGCCCGATGTCAATCAATTGCAGCAGTTCCTTTTTCACTGCTTCACTCATACTGTTTTCTCCTTTCGGCTGGTTTCCCAGGTTGCGAGCGCCGCATTAATCGGGCACTCGGAAGTGTGTCCGGCTTGCTCGGTGTTGAAGCAAGACGGACACGTCATCGCCCCGCCGCGCTTCGCACTCCACTGGACCTGCGCCAACACAAGAGCGACAAGCGCGCCCGCTTCAATGCGCGCCTGAAGACGATCAATCGCGGCGTTTTGCGCAGCGATGGTCTCGCGCAGACTGGTTGCGGTGGTGGTAGCGAGGTCGCGGACGATTCGCGCGATGTCTTGGCGCAAAATCTTCTGCGCCCATTCGATGCCGCCCAGCGGGTTGGGGTTCAGGTCAAGTTTCGCCACTTGCGCAAGGGCCACGTCCAGTGGCGTGGAATGGGGAGTTTGGGCATCGCCTTCGTATTGGTCGCGGGCGGAGCGGGTGGTGGTTGGTTTGGTGAGCATTTATGCGGCCTCCGTTGCTAGTTCGGACGTTGAGCGGAATGATTCAAGCCATTGGCGCAGTTTTGTTTTGCTTGGCGGGAGGTCGTCGCAGGCGGCGAAGTACTCCATCACTACCGATAGGTCGTACCAAAAATCAAAATCAGGCAGGTCAATCGGCAACGTCACAGCAATGATCAGCAATCCCCATAGGCGGATTTCCGGCTGCGCCTTCAGTGGATTGGCGGTTGCCTCTTCGCGCCCGCTGCCTGCCTCCCGTTTTGTGATCATCGAATAGCGAATGGCAAAGATGATCAGCATCAGGGCAAAGCCAGCCCGCAATAGCCAACCCGCAGTAAAGGCTTCCTTGATCAAGAACAGGCTGGATAGCAGGATGAAAACGCGCATCCAGGTTGATGACGTGATCCCCGCCGTTCGCTGCGTCCAATGACTGAATCGCTCGAATTTATCGAGAATGAGTTGATCGAATTGGTGAAGCATGGCTATGCGGCCTCCGTGGTGGCAAATAGCGTTTTCTGACAATTGCGCCTTAATATCAGTTCGCAATATTCGCGGTTGAGTTCGATCAGAATTGCCCGCCGTCCAAACTTGTTGGCGACTTGGGCGGTCGTCCCACTGCCAGCGAAGGGATCGAGTACGGTTCCGCCTTCGGGACATCCGGCGAGGACGCAGGGGGTGATAAGTTCGGGCGGATAGGTGGCGAAGTGGGCTTCGGGATAGGGCTTGGGCGAGACATTCCAGACCGAACGCTTGTTGCGCATCCCACCGCACTGCTCGGTTTTCTCCATTGCGTCCCATCGGTCATTAAATCCGGCACGGCGGCGCGAATGTCCACGCTGCTTGTCGGTGCGCGGGCGAATTCCATTAACCTGCGCAGTTGGTGCGCTTTTGTGCGACTTTAAGGCACGTCCAATTCGGTCATCGTCAGCATAAATGGCAGGCTCTTTGATGGCTTCGACATCGTAGAAATACCTCGCCGCCTTGCTGAGCATGAAAATATATTCGTGGCTTTTCGTGCATCGGTCAGCCACGCTTTCCGGCATCGGGTTTGGCTTCGCCCAGATAATGTCCTGGCGTAAATACCAACCGTCGGCGCGAAGAGCGAAGGCGAGCATCCACGGAATTCCGATGAGGTCTTTGGGTTTAATGCCAGCCATCTTGGCGCGCTTATTTCGGACGGCAAAAGAAGGCACGTCGCCGCTCTCCGTAATCGTATGCTTGCCAGTATTCTGGCCGCCGCCCCATTTGTCGCTGTTGTTGTAGCTATCCCCAATATTCACCCACAACGTTCCATCGTCCTTCAGCACGCGCCGCACTTCGCGGAACACGTCCACCAGATTGGCAATGAACGCTTCCGGCGTCGGCTCAAGGCCGATCTGACCATCTACGCCGTAATCGCGCAGGCCGAAATACGGCGGCGACGTGACGCAGCAGTTCACCGATTCGTCCGGCAGTGCGCGCAATGCAGTCAGCGCATCGCCGTTATGGAGTATTAGCTGTGAATCATGGTGATAGATCATCTCCCTCCCTCCATCACTACAATCAACGGCCATCGAGCCGCCTCTTCCCACCCCGCGCGCCACAGCCGGGCAGCATTGGATTTCGGCGCGAACGGGCAGACAGATTCGCCCGCGAGATAATCGGCGCGCCCCATGGCGTGGATTTGGGCGGGGATGCTGCAATCGGTGATTTTCAAGCCGCCACCCCTTTCGCCTTCGCTTTGAATTCCGCCAGTTTCCGCCCAATGGCATCACTGGCTTCGCCCTTTGTGATCGTTTCCGCATCGTGCGGCACACGCCATTTCTTCAACTTTGCCAATTGATCCTCCGTTGCCGGATCGCGCCGCCACTTCGCGTCCGTGCCGCCAAAAAACAATGTCTTCGCAAACCCCTCCGCCGCCGCCCGGCATTCCGCCTCGGTGGCGCAAATCGCGCGGAACTCCTGCCCATCGGTGGCAATCCAGTTGTCGTCGGCCATGGGGCGAACGGTGATGATGCGGTTGCGGATGGTGAGGGTGGAGCGGTGGTTGATGGTGGATTGCCAGGTGAAAGACGGCTTTGGCTTTGGCTGCGGCATCTCCGCCCCACTAATCAAACTCACCCGCCTCGCCTCAAACTCCGCCTCGATCCGCTCCCGCTCTTCCTGCTCCGCGAGTGCCGCCGCGCGCTCCCGCTCCCCTTCCGCTGTCAATTCAATCAGTCCCTCGCGCTGCCGGCTGGGCTTTTCCTTGCCCGCCAATGAAGCGAGGTTGACCAGCTTGTGGCGCTTCGTTACGCCAACCAAATCCATCACCAGGAAGTTCGGCTTCCGGCTCGCCGCAATCGCCGCCAGCCGCTCTTCCGCTGTTTCCAGCCCGTCAATCACGCCGGGCAGCAATCGAGTGCCGCGCCCCAGCGTTTGCAGATAGCGTGATTTGCTCGCCGTCAGCGTTCCGATCAACAGGCATTCCGTTGTCGGCGAGTCCCAGCCGGTATTCAGACAGGCGACATTGACCAGCACCTGCAATTGGCCGGATTCATAATCCGCGAGTTTCTTCCGCCGTTCGCCCTTGTCGGTTTTGCCGTCAATCGCTGCGGCGCGAATCCCGCCCGCGCGCAGGTGGTCGGCAAGTTCCTTGGCCATTTCAACGCGCGGCACGAACATGGCAGTTTTCAGATGCCCGGCGTGCGTGCGCCATTGCTCGGTGATGGCCTCTTTCCAGTTGTCGGCGCGGCGAATGAATTCCGCCACTTCGTTCTGATCAACGTCGCCACCGCGAGAGTGGACGTTGGTGAAGTCCGCGCCTTTGAGGCTGAATTGGAGCGAAATCGGCTCACAGAGCCAGCCTTCGCGGATGCCGTCAATGAGCGACATTTCGTAGGCGATGTCATCGAAGACTTCATCGAGGCCCCGGCCATCGAGGCGAAAAGGGGTCGCGCTGAGGCCCACCACAAGGGCATCCGGCGCGGCAACGTGTTCAATGACAGTCTTGTACGCATCAATGTTTAAGTGAGCTTCATCCACGATCACCGTTTGAAATCCGCCCTTTGGCAGCATCGCCAGCCGCTTCGCCTTGCGAACTGTATGCAGGCTGGCAATGACGATCCGCGCGTTTTTCTGATTCAGCCCCGCCTTGACAATCCCCACCGGGATGCCCGGATTTTCTGCCTGAACCGCTTTCGCATTTTGAAAAACCACTTCATCAATCGGCGCGAGAAACAGCGCGCGGCCAATCGGGGCGCGGCGCTTGATCAATTGGGATGCGAGGTAGGTATTATGAGTAACAGTGAAATCACCGAGCAGAAATAGCCTGTCGCCATCAATTTCAAATCCGTAGTATTCGCCTTCGCCAATTGGCTCAACCTTGATGCCTGTTACAAGGTGGTTTTTTATTTGACGCCGTTTTATGGCTCGCTTGCGTGGAATCTTGGACGGGATTTCTGAGGTGTCGCCTGAGATGTAGGCGACCCAGTACACCCCAGCCTTGCCGTTATTGCAGCAAGTCTTTTTTCTTGGCTTAACTGACGCAGCGAAGCCTAGCGACCGGGCGATGAATGCAACATCGCTTGTAAGGCGCTGTGATAACGATACGTATTCAATGCCTGACTGGTCTTGCCCGTGCAGATAGCCATCACTGTCAACTAGCCCCGCCAAAAGTGCCAGTCTGACCTCGCGGCTGTTTGTTTTATATATCTGAGGAACGTGCTTATTGCCGCTCACGCCAAGACTTCTAAGCTGATCTCCCAGTGACCCCTTGTACTCCTTACGCCGAAGCGTGGAATAGCAAGGACACCTCCCCTTACAGATTTGCTTTTTTACAATATGCCCTATCCGCGCGGCATGTTCGTGCAGATAGTCAACAATCTCACTATCGGCGGTCGTAATGTTTGAATTGTGAGAAGTGCCATCGCCAAGCCACAAGCCTAAGAAATAGGGATCAATCGGCACAGCCTGCGCAGGCCATTCAACGCCAGTCCGCCATCCTTTTGCGCAGTGCTTAAAAGTCTTGTTTTGGCTCAAGTAATCAAGAATTGAAATGTTGACGATTGAACCGGGCAGGTAGCCGGACACCTTTTTGACGAAGCCGTTTTTCGTGTTGGTTATTTTCAGTGAAAGAATATGGGCCTCGTTGACAATGTACGGATCGCCCTTAACCGGTACTACCTTGTAAAGATTGTCGCGGCCTTGAGCGGTTGAAAGCACGTTGCGCGGCTGCGAGTCCGGCCCCATCAGCACGTCGCCTGTCTGAACATCCTGCACGGCCTTTACTGTGCCATCGAACATCAGAACCGGCGTATCTTTCCCAAGGCACTTGCCCAATCCGGTCGCCTGGGCGATGACGGGGCGCTTGATGCCGCGCGCGAATGCGGCATCAATGGCATCGAGGGCGCGGATTTGATATGGGCGGGGGCGTTTTGCTGCGGGCGTGACATTGGCCCTGAAATCCTGTAGGCGATTGCCCTTGGCGTTGTTGCAGGCGGCGCAAAGCAGTTGCAGATTGGATAGCAGCGATGGCCCGCCCTGTGCCACGGGGTGAATGTGGTCAATCTGCATCTTCCCCGCCGCGCCGCATCGGGCGCACCGCTCACCATCACGGGCCACCAATAACGAATAGAAAGTGGTGTAGCTGTCGCGGAGTTCGGCGCGAACATCGGCGCGGGCGGAGGTGATGAGGGTGGAAACAATGCTCAAGACGCGGCCTCCTGCTCGGCAATTCGCCGCGCAATCCATTCCACGGTGGGAACGCAGACCGCATTGCCCAACATCCTGTAACGTGCGCTGTCGCTGATTGGTTTGCCATCGTCGCCGAAGGCAGTCCAGCCGAACTTTGTCCGAACCTCAATCCTGAATGAATTGCCGGTTTGTGTTTTTAAGGGAATGAACCCACTTATGGCACTTACAACAGAGCAACACGAGGTTATCAATTGCTGTTCTAAGCTCGGCGCACTTGAAGGGCTTGATGTGGTGGACTTCGTAGGTCTGCTCTGAGTGGTCAAATCTTCGCTGGCATCGCTGACAAGTGGCATCATCGCGCTTCCAGATAGCCTTACAAGCGGCACGCCATTCCTTTGACTTATGGAACATGTCCCGCTCGGATGAGATTCCGCCTTGCCATCTTGGGTTATTTGGGCCGCTGTTGAATTGATAAGCACACTCAGGCGAACAAAATCTTCTGGACTGATAGACGGGAGACACCAGCTTGCTTTCCCCGCATTGCTGGCAAACCAGAACGACCTTTCTTGACTGCGAATTTCGACTCCGCTCGCCCCGCAAAAGATATGCACATCGTTCTGAGCAGGTTTGCTGTCGCTTGGATAGCTTGGCCGTGTATTCAGTGCCGCAGATTTGGCACTTTGATTTTGATTGATTCTTTCGGCATTCCCAGCAGGTTTTGGCAACTTGGGACTTTGGCTTTCCGCATTTACAAGGCTCTTTAGAAAGTCTAAGCATATCTCTATTATAGCAGCATTCTCGACTTCCGGGAATCCCTGCAATCGCTCGCACTCGGTTGGAGTGAGGCGGCGAACGCCGAACTGACCGGCAATCGTTGGCGAATTTCTGCCGGTTGCGTCCCCATTGGTGTTTAATGTGTAGGCGATGTCTGACGATCGAACTTCGTCGTTGGCGTTGATCTGCATTGCCATTACGTAGCTTTGCTGCTTCATCCCCGCTTCGGCGGCCAGAGCTCCGGCAATTTGCCCATCGCCATTGATGTAGCGAACTTCATCGCGGGTGTTTTGGGCGAAGGCGATGGCAGTCACCTGGCCAACGTGTAGGCAGGAAGTTTTATCAGGATCAGCGCCAAGCGTGGTTTGATTGCCGCCTGCTTGCCAGTTAAAGGCAACCAAGTGTTCGCCCGGTTCCGTTCTGAAGCCGCCCGTGTTGCCGCCGCTGTTCAGTGTCGCGGCGATCGCCGGAACTAATCCGTCGGCAAACTCAAATCCGCTGTGCGCGTCGCCGTTACTTCTGAGTGTTCCAGCGATTTCCTGTTCAACGATGTCTCCGGGGAATCCGCAAGTCTGGTTAGCATTAGCTGTAAGAGTTTCGGCAGTTCGCGACCCCGCTTCTCTGCGCGGCGGAGAATCCCACGCGCTGCCGTTGGGGAGAGGAAATACTTGCTCTCCACACTCGGCTCCAATACTTCGGAGAGAATCACCTGTCTGTTCGGCTTCTGCGATGAAATCACCCCACGGCTGAATCCAGGATGATTCTGTAAAAAGAGAGTTACTTGTCTGTCTCGCATAGTTCGTAAATCCCTGCAACGCGGTTAAAGCAGATGACCCCGCGCTCCAAAAGGCCGGACAGGAGGTCGGTGAGAGAATGATGAGCTTTGCTATGCTCAGCATCAGTTGCGCACAGGTGAAGATTTTCGATTCTGTTATCGCGCTTGCGTCCGTTGATGTGATGCACTCGCTCATTGTCAGCAAGCACTCGTCCAAGATGTCGCTCCATAACATCTCGGTGCTCTGCTTTTCTTCGATACTTACCGTTTGCTTTTGCGATCTTGGTAATCTTGTACCCTCGAAATTCTTTAAGTCCTCCTGAAAATTGCTTCCAAGATGCGATACCAAGTCGTCTAGCTCTTTGTCTAACGACAGCGGGATCACGGCCAAGTTCTCGCGCAACGTCTGTGCTTGTCCGTCCTCTTGCATTCCGAATAACTTCATCCTCTGCTTCAGTGAAAGGAGAGGTCTTCCAACGTCGAATGTTGAGGTCTCTAAGTTGAGACTCAACGGAGCGCGCGCTTCGGCCAAGACTAACAGCGAGTTCTCGATGAGACATTGAGCTATGGTTAGCGCGGAGGAAATCGTTTTCGACTGAAGTAAATGGTTGACTTGCTGGCATACTATAAAAACCCTCCTTCTTCTTTGAGGTACTCCGAAGTACTGGGCATCTAAAATATCTACGTCACAAACATAACCAAGTTCCTCAAGTCCATCTAAGATGACAGTTAAATCTCGCCCGTTGTTTGAACTCATTAAACCGGGGACATTCTCGATGACAACCCATCTTGGCTGATGGTCTGCAATAATGCGTATAAACTCGAACCATAGCCCTGACCGCTCGCCATCCAAGCCTTTGCGTAATCCAGCCACAGATAAGTCCTGACAGGGGAATCCGCCGGCGAGAATAGTGATAGGTTCGCCGTTAAAAGTGTCTTTTGTGATCGCTTTGACATCGCTGATTAACTCCGCTTCTGGATGATGACGGCGTAGAACTTTCTGGCAGTCGGCATTGATTTCGCAGACGGCTTTTATCTTCGCACCCGCGCGCTTGAACGCCAGGCCGAAGCCGGAAATGCCCTCAAATAAACCAACGTAATTCATATCCTCACCGTAACCGGCACCACCTCCACCGGCTTCACCTCAAACCAAACCCCACATGCCCCGCACCAGTGCAACTCGCCTTTCGCAATCAACAGCGCGTCGCAATAGCCACAGCGCGGCGTGGTGTTGGTGCGGAGGGTGGTGGGGTTGGTGGGGGAGTTCATGCGGCCTCCGTAATCTTCACTCCCCGCTTGTCGCATTCGTACAACACAATGCCTGCCCGAAACGCCACCTTGTGTGGATAAAACGGATTCTCCGGCCAGACGTACAGGTCTTTCACGGCAACTTGAATTGCGATGTATTTGTCTGACTTATCCGACCGAAACTCATCGCAAAAATAAGTCTTTGGACAGGCGTGAAACTTGCCGTCCCCGCATTCTTCTTTGGTTGGATTCCAGGCTGGATGCTCCAAGGCGGAGCCGACTGCCCAGAGCGTTTCATTCAGCGTGCCTTCCTGTGTTTTGAAATCCGCAGAAACGCGCTTGAACAGGATGACGTTTTGATTCTTGTCGGCAGCAACGCCATGCGCACTCAGCCAAGCATCGGTGGTAGACGGTGCTTTCACCTTGACAATATGCTCGCCTTTTAGGTGCGAGCTTTTAGCCGGATTTACGTACTGAAAAATCACCGCCTGCCCATGTGCAGAAAGTCTCGCATCTGTCGAAAAATACCGAGCCGCAACTTGACCCCACGCCTCGACGCTGCTGTTATCCCGCGCCACGACGCTGCTGTTATCCCACGCCTCGACGCTGCTGTTATCCCGCGCCACGACGCTGCTGTTATCCCACGCCACGACGCTGCTGTTATCCCACGCCTCGACGCTGCTGTTGCCCCACGCCACGACGCTGCTGTTATCCCGCGCCTCGACGCTGCTGTTATCCCACGCCTCGACGCTGCTGTTATCCCGCGCCACGACGCTGCTGTTATC